AAATGTGCAGACATGCTGGAAAAAGGCGAATACGATCCAGTGGAAAAGATCATCAAAGATGCAGTACAAATTAGTTTGACCAAAGACATGGGCACAGACTATTTTGAAGATCCTAGAGCACGTTTAATGAAAATTAAAAGCAACAACGGGCAAGTCAGCACAGGTTGGCCTACCATGGACAAGAGATTGTTTGGTGGTATGAACAGAGGTGAGCTGAATATTTTTGCAGGCGGGTCTGGTACAGGTAAAAGTTTGTTTATGCAGAACATTGCACTAAACTGGATCATACAAGGACTTAACGGTGTGTTCTTAAGTTTGGAGTTGAGTGAAGAATTGTGTGCCATGCGTATTGACAGTATGGCAGCAAACCTCAGCACCAAAGATGTGTTTAAAGAAATTGACACAGTTGAATTAAAAATTAAGATGTTAGGTAAAAAGTCCGGCAACTTACGTATCAAATATATGCCAGCACAAAGCAATGTTAATCAAATCCGTGCTTACTTGAAAGAACTGGAAGTACAAACAGGGCGTAAAACAGATTTTATCATGGTAGACTATTTGGACTTGGTTATGCCAGTCAGTGCCAAAGTTAGTCCCAGTGACTTGTTTGTTAAAGACAAGTATGTGTCAGAAGAACTGCGTAACTTGGCACGTGAGTTTAATATCTTAATGATTACTGCAAGTCAGTTGAACCGTAGTGCTGTTGAAGAAGTGGAATTTGACCACAGTCATATCAGTGGCGGTATCAGTAAGATTAACACAGCGGATAATGTGTTTGGTATCTTTACAAGTCGTGCTATGAAAGAACGTGGGCGTTATCAAATACAGTTAATGAAAACACGTAGTAGCAGTGGTGTAGGTACAAAAGTAGATCTTGACTTCGACATGGAAAGCCTGCGTATCACAGACCCAGGTGAAGAAGCACAAGGAACTCCTGGCAGTTTGAAGCCACAAGTTGGCAGCGTAATGAGCCAAATCAAAGCAAGAAGCACAGCAGATGGTGCAGAATCCGCTAAGTGGACAAGGCCAGAAAGTCCCCCTGGGCATCTTGACATACCTGTGGGCGGCGGGTCTGGAGAAGTGCAAAGTACAAAGCTCAAAGCAATGTTAGCTGGATTAAAAACCAAAGTCGAATAAATATAGTTAATCTGGAGCATTATTTTGCAGAAAAAAACTCGTGGCATACTAGAAGAACTAGATACACTACGTTTACACAAAGACCGTGAGAATCTTGTGGAAAGTCGTGCCAATCACGTAATACAAGGTGCTATTAATCTTATTAACTTTATTCGCGAAAACTACGCTCCTGAACAAGCAGAAGAATTAGAGCGCAGACTGCTGAACAGTATTAGAGCACAAGACAGTGCTAAATTCAGCAGAGGTGTAAAAAGGTTAAAAAATGAAAATTAATGAAATTACCAATTTTTTAAGGTACGCACTTACTGGAGAAAAGCCAAAAGACGATCCAATGCGACACATTGGTGCAGTTGGTAGTAAAGCCTATAAAGATTTAATGACGTTATTGCAACAAAATAAAGTGGATCTACGCACAGTCAACGCTCAACAATTTGGCGGCATGCTACGGCAATGGACTGAACAATACATGGCCAGTGGAGATCCGGCCAATGAACAACCTTACATTATTTCAGCAATACAACATTTACAATTACCTGGGTTAATTAATAATAACAGCATTAGAGACTATTTGACACAGGCTGCAGAAGCAAGGGCTCGAGCCAAAGTTAATGTTGGTAAACAACTACCTGGAGTAGGACAACAAAACACACAAGTAAAATCATCAGTGCCTGGATTGGCATTAGTCAAAGGTCAACTTGATCCCGACGACGAAGTTATTCTACGTTATAACGGAAAAGATTACATCATTGACGAACAAACAGGTCAGTGGGTTAATGAACAAGGTCAGGCTGTAAACTCAAAGTTTCAAAGAACATTCTATAAAGAAGCAGGCGCACTTGCTCCTAATAATAATGAATTATTGCAAGGTTTCCAAATTTATTCAAATATTCAACCGGGCAGCACTGGGCAACAATCTGGATCACAACAATCGCAACAACAAGCTCCGTTAACAGGCACTGGGGTAACAGTAGTACAAAGTAGTCCATTAGTTCTTCAATACAGAAAACAAGATTTTGCATTGACCAACAGGGGGATTTGGGTCAATGTAATGAATGGTAAACCTGCAAATCGTGTCCTCTCACAATTCCTACAAGCACAGGCCGATAAACTATGAAGCTATTTGAAATAAAGAATACGTCACCCAAATGGCAAATCTTCGAAGCGGCAGAAGGTAAGAACGTTCACCTTGAACATATTGAAGATGAAGTATATAACTTAGGCTATATTGGAGCACAAAAAGCTCTTAACTACTTAGAAGGCCTGCGTAGAATGTTCGCACAGGGTGAAGGCGAACCCACTAAAGTTACTGTTAAGTGGGATGGCGCCCCTGCTATTATATGTGGCACAGATCCTGCAGACGGCCAGTTCTTTGTTGGTACTAAGTCTGTGTTTGCCAAAACAGAACCAAAGCTATGTAAGTCAGAACGAGACATTAATAAGTTTTATAGCGAGCAGGAAGGCCTAGCAACCAAATTAAAAGTAGCACTAAAATGCCTTAGTAAGATAGGCATTGGCGGAGTATTGCAAGGTGACTTGATGTTTACTCCCGGCGATGTAGAAACTGCTAACATTGAAGGGCAGGACTGCTATGTGTTTACTCCCAACACAATTACCTATGCTGTCCCAGTAGGTAGTACATTGGGTGACAGAATTGCCCAAGCAAAAATGGGTATCATATTTCACACAGCCTATGAAGGCTCTTCGTTACCTGAAATGACAGCAAGTTTTGGCGCCAGCGTGGCAGGACTAACTCCTACCAAAGATGTTTGGTTTGATGATGCCACATACAAAGACTTCACAGGTATTGCTAGTTTAACTCCCGAAGAAGATGCACAAATCAAAGCAGTGTTGTTAGCAGCCGCAACGACATTTAGAAAAATCACAGAAGCAGACTTTAATCGTATTGTGTTTACAGGACGTAAAAGAATTTCCGCATCTGGCAAAGAAGAAGATGTAATGACAGAGTTTGGCACACATATCAAACCCTTTATTAATAACTTGATCCGTGGCGGTGAACAAGTGGGCGACCCCACTACGTTCCTGCAAAACTTCATGACCTACTACAGGGGCAAAATGGAGAAAGATATCAGCGATTTGATGGCTGGGCAGGACTTTACGGACGAGCAAACAGAAGCTATTATCAGATACATGGGCACCACCGACCCCGCACAAAGAAAAGCAATGGCTCCTGAACTGCAACAGTTAAAAATTAAAACAGCAGTTATTACTAGAGTAGACAAGATTGTTGAAAAAGAGAAATTCATAGCAGATAATAGTAACACATTATTAGGTATACTAGCTATCTACAAACGAATAGTAGAAGCAAAACTACTGATTCTGCAGAAGATGCAGAAAATTGAAAGCATTGGTACATTTATTAAAACAGATGACGGATACAAAGTCACTGCCCCAGAAGGCTTTGTGGCCATTGGGCATGACGGTGGTGCAGTTAAACTAGTAGATAGAATTGAGTTCAGTAGACAGAACTTTAACGCTACCAAATCCTGGAAAAAATAAGCTATACCAGCTAAAAAAATCTGTTTGGAATAAATAATTACATGCGTTGATTCGCAGAACTTTTAAAAGGAAAATAAAATGGCAGTATTTACACGTACAAATGGTACAGCTTCAGCAGTTGTGAGCGTTGGTAACATCGCTCTAAGCACAGAAGCAACTAGCGCAAACGTATTGATCAGCACAGGTATTGGCAAGCCAGTACAAGCATTTGCTATCAACAGTAACGTTGCAATGACAGCAAACCTAGGAACAGGCGAAGCAGTAGAAACAATTCTACGTACTATCGGCATTAACAGCACATTGTTGGCTTACCAAGTTGGTACAGCAAACAACGGTTCTGTTACAAACGGTCTATTGAGCGTAATGATTGAAGACAGCTCATGGAACACTACAGACCTACAAGCTAACATCCGTGCAGTTGGTACAGACAGCAATGGCTACAACTACACAGGTATTGTTGTTACACAACCTGGCTTGCGTCTAGCAGAATAATTTAGTTTAACTAAGTTAAAGATAAGGCAACTATATGTTGCCTTTCTTTTTGACCTATAAATATCTACATGAGTCCCTTGATAACTTGTTTAACATTGATAGATATTACCAACACCGATGTTACTAAAGGCCAAAGCGATGCTAGGGACCAGCAACGTAATTGGGAATCTGTGGTACAACTACTGAGCTTAAAAACACAGCCCATAATCATACGCAGTCCAAAATGTTTTGAAAATGAAGAATTAGAATATTTAAACTTTGGGGAATTTTATCAAGGGCAACATAAAGTATGGGCATTTCAGTTTAGAGGTGAACGGGATGACTTTTATACATTTGAGCAACTAGAGGAAGACTTCGATCTAATACCAATAATCCTGGGCTTGGATGAAACTGCAAGATTCATGCTACCTATATTCCATACCAGTGGCACATTAAAAAACATATATTTCATTTCCAGCGATGACATAAATATTAGTTGATGCTACGGCACACCTCAGGGCTTCTCTTTACGGCACACTTTATGGCAGAATATATGCATCGCATTATAAGGCGAAAATACACCAATGTCATCTACAAATATAGAGAAGAAAAACCTAGAAGCGCACGTAGAATTATGCGCTGAAAGGTATACCGCTTTGGATAATAAATTAACTCATTTAGACACTAGGATGACAAAGTTGGAACAACACATTGTCGAAATTAAAGACTCAATCGCTAACAAAACAGGTGGCATTGACAAACAAACAATCACCATTGGTACAACAATACTAGGTGTAATGTTCACAGCGATTATTACACTATTGATACACCTAGCATCTAAATAATGAAAATAGTAGAAGTTACCAAGCAGTTAAATGTGGCCATCACAAACGAGGAAGCAGAAGTGCTGGATCGATTTGACGAAGACACACCTGTTGTGGCCAAAAGCGAATTCACAGACAGACAACAATTAATGGCAAATCAATTAGTCAACAAAGACATATTACTAAGAAAAAATGAAAACGGCCGCATCATCTATAAAAAACGAACTGGGTAAGTTCATCACGGACCTAGCCCTACACAAATTAAATCATTGGGCATATAAAGAATTTAAACACATTAGGCACTCGGAAGCGATTCCTGTTTGTATGCCTATGTCAGACACATCATGGATATTGGGTCAATTTGAAATAGAACATATAGGACCGAACCGCTGGCAAGTAAGTGTAGACGGTAAACTTATTAACGTATTCTACAGCAAGCAGTCAGCGGTGTTTTATTCCTTTTTTACCTACATGAAATACTATAAAACAGCAGACAATATTCTGCTACAGGATAGAGATGTTGCTAGGCTCACTGATGAGCTGGACTTTTACACTAAAAAATTAAACAAAAAGTCCAATAAACCTGATGCTTTTAAACTGCAATTATGGGATGCAAGATATTATGAGATTAAATCTCAACTAAGAATAGCCCGAGAAGAATTAGAAAAAAGTTTACAATCGGCTAAATATTGTAAAATCTGGGAAAAGATATTATGAACTTAAAAGAACTAGCACCACAAAAAACTAAAAGACTTAACCGCGTAATGGAAAGCCGCTTTGGTTTTGCTATTGACTATAATAATCTAACTTATGCAAAGGCACAGCGCCTAAACTATGCACTTGCAGAAAACTTAGATAAAATTCGTCGTAGCTATGGTATTCATACAGCAGAACGCAATCCTAAGTATATGGAAATGCTTATGGTTCGTGAAGGCCTAAATGCTTGGTTGGATCAACACACTCCATTAATGGAAGGTGAGTTAGAAACAGCTGAAGCAGTGTTAGCAGCCAAAGACATGGTTGACAGTGTTCAAGACATGATCACAGACGCTAGCAAAATGCTTAACGAAGAGCTTCCTCCATTACTAGACACTATCCGTGATCAAGTTGGCACAGCACAAGCTGACAGCTATAAGAACACTGTTACTAGTGCGTTACAAGGACTAATGGATGCATTGAATGGCGCACGTGATGCACTAGACAATGGAGCCCGAGTACTTGCTGGCGAACAAACTGATCAAGGAATGTCAATGGGCGGCGCAATGCCAGGACCTGACTTAGAAACAATGCCTCCAGAAGGCAGCGACTTAGACACAGATGATGGCTTTGGCGCAACAGATGCTGCTGCCGGCGGCGATGAAGAACTAGGCAGAGAACGTCGTTAATGAGAGCCAGTGATTTTATTAAAGAATATAAGATCACTGATCTCGTTAAATCACGACTAAGAGAAACTGATGAAGATATGGCAAGGACCGGTGTTACCAATGGTAGCATCGTTACTGCGCTTAACTTAATTCAAAATCGTATTATGCGTGGCGAACTGAAAACAGACGTTCCCACAGAACTAGTGATATCTGAAATTCAAAATGCTGGTATAGGTACATTTGGTTACCAAGACTTAATTAGAGTCAATGATATTGAGCCCGCAATTAAAACAATGGTGAAAAACATTACACCAGAAACGGTTACGTTTGTGTCTAGCATGAGCCAAAATGTAACAAATCCAGAAGACTATACCGCTGCTGCCGGTAATCCAGAAGACACTGTCAGTAACATGGCCAAAAGCGCCATGAAGCGTAGACAAAGTTAATTAAATACTGTATAATCAACAAAAGGAAATAATATGGCCTATTCTCAAAAGGTTGTGGATCACTATGAAAATCCAAGAAACGTTGGTAAGTTCGAAATAGATGACACAATTGGTACAGGTATGGTTGGCGCACCTGCTTGTGGTGATGTAATGAAACTACAAATAAAGGTTGAAGATGGTATTATCACAGATGCACGTTTTAAAACATACGGCTGTGGATCGGCCATTGCGTCTAGCTCTCTTGTTACAGAATGGGTCAAAGGTAAAACTCTTGACCAAGCAGGAAGCATTAAGAATAGTCAGATTGCAGAGGAGCTCGCCTTACCTCCGGTCAAAATACATTGTAGCATATTGGCAGAAGACGCCATTAAAGCGGCTGTAGAGGATTACAAAAAGAAACATGATATCCTTAACTGAAACTGCAAAAACAAAAATACAAAAATTAGTGGAAACAAAAGGCTATGCGGGAATACGCCTTGGGGTAAAGACCACTGGATGTAGTGGCCTTGCTTATGTTTTGGAATACGTTAAAGAATATGAAACAGATCCCAGTACAATTAACTATGCTCAAGATTCTTTTTGTGTACTAGTAGATAAAAAACACGATGTGTATTTAAAAGGCACTAAAATAGATTATGTGCGTAACGGCCTTAACGAAGGCTTTGAATTTACCAATCCCAATGAACGCGATCGATGTGGTTGCGGAGAAAGTTTCAGAGTTTAAAATGCTAATCAATAAATTTAATTATACCCCCATTAACAGAGAAACAGTTGATGGGAAGAGGCATTATTGTTTGCCTGACGGCACTAAAGTACCCAGTGTCACTACAATCTTAGATAAAACTTCTCCAGCAGAAAAAAAGCAAGCATTGGCTAATTGGCGTAAGTCAGTAGGCGCACAACGAGCACAGGAAATTACCACAGAAGCTGCTGGGCGAGGAACACGTATGCATAAGTGGTTAGAAATTTACGTTAAAGAAGGCGGCATTGGTGCCCCAGGAACTAATCCTTATAGTCAACAAAGTCATACCATGGCCAATGTTATTATTAACGAAGCTATGCAAAAACACATTACAGAGTTTTGGGGTGTTGAGGTTCCTGTGTTTTATAGTGGATTATATGCTGGAACTACTGATTGTGTTGGTGTATGGAAAGGGCAACCTGCTATCTTAGACTTCAAACAAACCAACAAACCCAAGAAACGTGAGTGGATTGAAGATTATTTCCTACAACTAGCAGCCTACAGTCAAGCTCACAATACTACACACGGTACAGACATAAAAACTGGGGTTATATTGATGTGCAGTGCAGACTATCAGTATCAAGAATTTGTAGTTGACGGCACAGAATTTGAACATTGGACTAATCGGTGGTTTGACAGAGTAGAGCAGTATTATAAGGAAAACTAAATACTGTAATAGGAAAAGATAATATGGCAGTTGTCCAAATAAGTCAAATTAAACATCGCAGGGGAACCAGCGAAAACTTGCCGCAGTTAGCCAGTGCTGAGTTAGGGTGGAGTATTGATTCCCAACAACTTTACATTGGTAACGGTACACTAGCTGAAGGTGCGCCACAAGTAGGTAATACTAGGATTCTTACAGTAAATGATTTACCGTTTGCTAATGCTAATGTAATTGTTGCCCCTACACTGAACAATAACTCAACTGCAAATATCACAGCACTAGTGTTTACCAGTGATACACCCGCTGTTCAAATAAATTATGCAATTCAACGTGGTACTAATTTTAGAACCGGCACAATGGAAATAACACAATACGGTAGCAATATGGCCTACACTGACAATTACACAGAGACTGCAAATATCGGTGTAACTCTTAATGTTACTCAAGCGGCAAATACAGCTCAAGTTAGTTACACCACTACCAGTACCGGTATTGATGCTAATTTGAAATACAGTTTAAACTCTTTTACTTTTTAATCAAACTTTATAGCAAACTATGTGGACTCTATTACCCAGCGAGAGACTTCGCTGTTGGCAAGACTTTCGAAAAGATATTAGCTCAAAAACTTTTGAACAAGCATTACAAGACACACAACACCTTTGGAGTTATGCTCCATATGTTGCTCATTATTTGACTACTGACCACGTAGAAGAATGGCCTGGCCCTTGGGAATTGATTTATGAAAACTACTATTGTGATCTTGCAAAAGCTCTTGGAATAGTGTATACTTTGTATCTATGCGACCATAAGCCCGAATTAGAAATAAGAGTATATAATGAACCTTCAACCAAGGAACAATATAATTTAGTATTTGTTGACCGAGGAAAATATGTACTTAATTTGGTTCACGACGAGGTAGTAAATAAACAACAAGTTAGCAAAGAACTAAAATTAGTCAGGACCCTTTCTGCAGAAGAACTGGGTCTTTATAAATTACAATAAGAGAAAATCAATGACAGCGATTCAAGTAACAAAACGAGACGGTAGAAAAGAACAATTAGATTTAGAAAAATTACACAAAGTGGTGTTTTGGGCCACTAAAGACATTACAGGTGTCAGTGCTAGTGAATTGGAAATTAGAAGCCACATTCAATTCTACAATGGCATTAAGACTGCTGATATTCAAGAGACCATGATTAAAAGTGCCGCTGACCTTATCAGCGAAGAAACTCCTAACTATCAATATGTAGCAGGCAGACTAATCAACTATCATTTACGCAAAGAAGTCTATGGTGCTTATGAACCTTGCACATTATTAGAACTAGTCAAGCGTAATGTGGAGCGTGGATTTTACGACCCAGGTCTTCTCGCCGATTACACAGAAGAAGAGTGGGCAACGTTAAACACTTACATTGACCACACTAGAGATGAAAACTTTACCTATGTGGCCATGGAACAATGGCGCGGTAAGTATCTAGTGCAGAATCGTGTTACCGGAGAAATTTTTGAAACACCACAAATAGCTTATATGTTAATTGCGGCTACATTGTTTCAAAATTATACCAAGGAAACAAGATTAAAATGGGTAAAGGATTACTATGACGCAACTAGCCTTCATGATATTAGCCTTCCCACTCCTATTATGGCTGGAGTTAGAACTAGTCAAAAACAGTTCTCCAGTTGTGTGCTTATTGAAACTGATGACAGTCTTGATAGTATTAATGCTACTGCAAGTAGTATTGTTAAGTACGTGAGTCAAAAGGCTGGCATTGGTATTGGTGCAGGACGAATACGTGCCCTAGGATCGCCCATTCGCAATGGCGATGCTTATCACACAGGCGTAGTTCCATTTTACAAATATTTCCAAACAGCCACACGTAGTTGTAGCCAAGGTGGAGTGCGTAATGGTGCCGCAACCTTGTACTATCCAATTTGGCACTATGAAGTAGAAGACCTTCTTGTATTAAAGAATAACAAGGGCACAGAGGATAATCGTGTACGTCACATGGATTATGGCGTTCAATTTAACAAATTAATGTACGAAAGACTTATCACCGGTGGCGATATTACCTTGTTTAGTCCCCACGATGTGCCTGAAATGTATGAGGCTTTCTTCAATGATCAGGACCGTTTTAAAGAATTATATGAACGTGCAGAACGCAATACCAAGTTGCGTAAGAAAACATTTAAAGCAGTTGACTTGTTTGGTCGCTTTATGCAGGAACGTAAGGACACAGGTCGTATCTATTTAATGAACGTAGACCATGCCAACACACATAGTCCATTCAAAGAAAAGATTGCTCCAGTTAAGATGAGTAATTTATGTACTGAAATTGATTTGCCTACTGTACCTCTTAAAGACATTAACGATCCCGACGGACGTATTGCATTGTGTACATTGTCAGCAACCAATTGGGGCAATGTTAAAAAGCCTGAAGACTTTGAACGTATGTGTACATTGGCAGTGCGTGGATTAGATGCGTTGTTGAGTTATCAAAATTATCCTGTGTTGGCCGCAAGATTAGCCACAGAAGAATTCCGCCCATTGGGTATTGGTATTATTAACTTTGCTTACTTCCTAGCCAAGCATGATGTTAGTTATAGTGACCCACGTGCATTGGCACTGGTAGATGAATATGCAGAAGCATGGAGTTACTACTTGATCAAAGCCAGCGTTGAACTTGCTAAAGAACAAGGACCTTGCACACGTTGGCAAGATTTAAAATCTGCTGATGGCATTTTACCTATCGACACACGTAAGTCAGAAGTTGACGAACTAGTAGCATATCAAGAACGTATGCCTTGGGCAGAACTACGTGAGGATGCAAAAAAATATGGACAGCGTAATGCTACACTAATGGCACTGATGCCAGCAGAAACATCTGCACAGATTAGTAATAGTACAAACGGCATTGAACCTCCACGTAGCTATGTAAGTATCAAACAAAGCAAGCACGGAGTATTGAAGCAAGTAGTGCCTGAATATCGCCGTTTAAAGAACAAATATGAGCTATTATGGGACCAAAAGAGCCCAGAAGGCTACCTAAAACTATGTGCTATTCTACAGAAGTACATTGACCAAGGTATCAGCGTTAATACGTCATATAATCCACATCACTATGATGATGAAAAAATTCCAATGAGTGAAATGTTGGGACATCTATTGTTGTGCTATAAGTATGGTACTAAGCAATTATATTATTTTAACACCATGGATGGCCAAGGTGAGGTTGATATTGATAAGTTGGCAGAGACTAAAACTGTTGAACTACCTGTTGACGTAGAAGACTGTGATAGTTGCGTAATTTAAGGATTTTCAAATGAGCGTATTTAATATTAATAATAAGAGTGATCACACACAAGCATTGGCTTTTTTAGATCCCAGTGGTGCAGTTAACCTGCAACGGTACGAGACGTTAAAGTATAGACAGTTTGAAAAGTTAACAGACAAACAACTGGGATTCTTTTGGCGTCCTGAAGAAGTTGATTTACTACGTGATGCCAAAGACTTTAAAGAACTAACAGACTTTGAAAAGCATATCTTTACCAGTAATTTAAAACGTCAGATTTTGCTAGATAGTGTACAAGGTCGTAGTCCCAATCTTGCGTTCTTACCTCTTGCTACAATTCCTGAGTTAGAGACTTGGATTGAAACTTGGGCATTCAATGAAACTATTCATAGTCGCAGTTATACACACATCATTCGCAATGTTTACAGCAACCCCAGTGAAGTGTTTGATGAAATATTAAAAATTGAACCTATCATTAACTGTGCCAAAGATATTAGCAAGTATTACGATGACTTGATTGAAGCCAGCTTGTGGTATCAAACATTGGGAGTAGGCACACATACAGTTAACGGCAAGGAAATTGTAGTTGACATGTATGCCCTTAAGAAAAAACTGTGGATGTGTCTCAACTCAGTAAACGCATTAGAAGGCATTCGATTCTATGTTTCTTTTGCTTGCTCGTGGGCATTTGCTGAATTAAAGAAAATGGAAGGCAATGCTAAAACTATTAAGTTGATTGCACGTGATGAAAATATTCATTTGGGCAGTACACAGACTTTGATCAAATTGTTGCCACAAGACGATGCTGACTATGCTAAGTTAAAAGAAGAAACTAAAGCAGAATGTGAAGCCATGTTCTTACAAGCAGCACAGCAAGAAAAAGAGTGGGCAGAATACTTGTTTAAAGATGGATCAATGATTGGACTTAACAAGCAATTACTCTGTGACTATGTGGATTGGCTAACTTGCAAGCGTATGACAGCAGTTGGCCTACACTGCGGTATTAAAACAGGATCAAACCCTTTGCCTTGGACCGCAAAGTGGATTGCTGGTGCCGATGTACAAGTTGCTCCACAGGAAACAGAAATATCTAGTTATGTAATCGGTGGCACTAAACAAGACGTTGACAGTTCTACATTTAAAGGTTTTAGCCTTTGATAAAAGTTTTTAATCCGTCGGCTTCGATTGATGTATTTGCTGATTGGTTTGAAGATAACAAATATTTTCAACCTACTACTGAATTAAAGGAAGTATTGGCACAGCCCATTAAGATAGCGTGTTTGCCTGTATTCTTTAATATTGCAAAAGTCAACAATCTAAAACAACCAGTTCCTGATACTGATCAATTTGACTTAATTCTATTAAGCGACATAGAATATTTTACCATGGCTGAAATAGCGCAATGGATCACAAAGTCTAACATTAAAAATTATTGTTTGGCAATGGGATCATTGAAGAAAATTGTCAACATAGACAACGTTATCTATAGGCCATGGTGGGCGTTCAATTTAATGAACCGTAATCGTTACACCGACACTAACTTGCCCAATAAACCTTTTTTATTTGATGCATTGTTGGGTCGCATTAAGCCCCATAGATCTTTGGTTATGAATAGGTTTACAGAATCTAACTTGTTGGATAAGTCCATTGTTACGTATCGGAAAAGTGTATTTGATTATCACAACGACGATTCAAGGGATTATGTATCTCCTAATTTGAATCCTACATGGGAAGTGCAAGAAAACATAGACTATGCAGTCAGCGATCAAATGCCTTGGAAAATTTATGAACAAACATATTATTCTGTTGTAACAGAAACGTTGGGTGCAGACACATTCTTTTGGAGCGAGAAAACAACGAAACCATTATTATCGCAGCGTGTATTTGTGCATGTGGGATCTGCGGAATTTTTACGTACCTTACATGCCTTTGGCTTCAAAACATTTGGTTCGATTATAGATGAAAGTTACGATCAAATAACAAACAACAAAGACAGATGGAATGCTGCGTTTGATCAAATTGAATTATTGTCTAAGTTGGATCCTGAAGAAGTATTAACAAAAACAGCAGACATTAGACTACACAACTACAATAGACTACATGAATTTCGAAAAGAAATCAAAACACAGATGCTAGGAATGGTATATAATAAGATAAAGGAAATAAGATGATCACAGTATATTCTAAAAATAACTGCCCATTTTGTGTACAAGCAAAAAACTTGTTAACACTTAAAGGCATAGAATACGAAGAAATTAACATAGAACAAAATCCAGATGCTAGGGCATTTGTATTAGAGCAAGGTCACAGAACTGTGCCTCAAATCTATAAAGATGGAAAACTACTAGTTGAAGGTGGATTCCAAGGACTATCAAAATTAACTGAAGAAGAACTCAAGGAACGTGTAAATGCTATTATCTAAACCCTATACCAACGGCGACATTGTTGCTTTTAAACTAGTAAACGGCGACGAAATTGTTGCCAAATTGATAGAACAAACTACCGACGGCTGGATAATTAACAAACCCTGTACAGTTGTGCCCAGTGAACGTGGATTAGGACTCATGCAAAGCCTGTTTTCTGTGGATATAAATAAGGATGTAGTGCTTAAAAGTGAGCATGTTATGATGCATGCCCCTACATTAAAAGCATTGGAAGACCATTACATTGAAACCACAACAGGTATCAAAACATTAGGTAAAGGTCCTATAATTACATAAGGATTAGCATGCCAGGTATAGCAAGATTAGGAGATATATTAGGTCCAGGTGGGATATTAGTGGGCCCAATTAGTCCTGATGTATTTGTCAATGGACGCCCAGTGGCACTGGAAGGTTGCATATACACTCCCCATCCTTGTTGCGGCGCTATAGGATGTCCTCCCACACATTGTTTCGGTCCAACCTTTGCCATACCAGCAGGCGTAACAGTTAATGGCTTACCGCCTATTGTAAAAGGTAGCATTGGACTCTGTGGAGACACAGTAAAAACTGCCAGCAGTGATGTAATTATTGCAGGTGGTGGTTTAGGTGGCATTGGTGGATTGGCAGCAGGAGCATTAAAGTAAACTATGACAACACCAGCAGTATATAAAGGATTAGTTCCTAGTAAAACAAATGGGGGCTTGACTCCCTTGCAATTGGCATTGGCCAACGACATGGCCACGGGAAAATTACCTTTTGGCGTTAACATTGATTTTCTTGCCGCCATGCGAATCTATGCACACACCGATCCTTTAGTTCCAATTGATTTTGTAAATCAAGGCAATAAACAAAAAGAAGTTAACAAGATTTTCTATGTTGGCGGCAAAAACCCATTACCACAAGATGCTGGAATTTCAGACCGAGAAGCAAGAGCACCTACTGTGGCACGTAACATTGCTGGTGTGATGTATACTGTATTCGGGGATGATATTTTTATACTTAGAGAATCTCCAGATTGTGGACCTGACGAAAGTATCTATGAGCAAACATCTGTTGGTAAAAAATCAACAGTGGCGGTGGGATCGTTTGCGTATTATGGAAGAAAAGTAATATTTGGTGGTCCTGTGTCGTCTGGATCAAATCCTGGATTTGGCGGATGTTGTTTTATTGCAGGTACAAAAATTACCATGGCTGATGGTTCTACAAAAAATATAGAAGATGTAGAAATCGGAGAACAAGTCATTGGTAAAGATAATGTTATTAACAATGTTGTGAACTTTATAAGACCCGGACTGGGTGACCGTAAACTAGTGGGATTTAATAATGGGACAGCATTTATGACCAGCGATCATCCTGTTTATACTCAAGCTGGGTGGAAATCTTATGATCCCATTGCTACCATGGAAAAATATTCAGTATTTGAAGATTTACCAGTAACACAGCTAATGCCAGGCGATGTTATTGTAACATTAGACGGGCAAGGATTACTTATTGATTCTATACAAACGGAAGATGGTCCTGCGGAACTAGAAGTTTATAATTTTGAACTTGACGGCAACAACACCTACATAGCCAACAATCTTGTTGTACACAACAAAGGCATGTCAGCCAGTTGTAGCTCACCAGGTGCAACTGGCTGTAGTGCAGGCGGTTAACATACAATGGCAACAACTATACCAACCACAATCTCAACCTCGGATATGCAAAATATCATTGATACTTTGCAGGCTTCAAGTCAAAGTATTTTAAAAGCTCAATCTGCTGATTTTGCTAAAAATGCTTATGTAGACGAAAGTGAAATTTTGTTTAATCCTGATGGAGAAGCCACAGCTGAAACTTTTGGTGTTAACAGTGGTGTTTATTTTGGGTCACTTAGCGCCCAAGGCAACATGGTTGCTATGATGCTAAACACTGGTAACATCAAACTTAATAAAACAGAAACAGGTATAACACCATACCTGTCAGGTTATTTTAGACAATACTATCAAGACCCCACAGAGTGTACATTTGGTTCCAATTCAGTAATGCCTGCATTAACTGGTGTTATGGCAGACAAGTACACCAATATGCCAGGTAATTTTCTTTACTACGTTGATCTACAATTAACTAGATTAACGGGCAGTAACTTATTTGATAATTTTTATTTTATCAATTCGTTTAATCAGACTCTGGGATGGATATTAACAGCAAATGATTATATTGCTGGATTGAATAATGCTCAAGGAAATAATTTAGCCTATTACGGGTCTAAAAATTACGTAGATTTAGTGACTCAAGGGTTTAATACATACCAAAAAGGTCAAGCATTAACCAAAACATTTAACAGCATCGGTCGAATGGTACAAAGTGTACCTGATGGGCATTTTGGTACTCCCAATGCAGTTGCTAAAACTCTAATAGATCTAGGGCTGGGTGCAATTGGTAATCTAACAACAACGTTGGCCAAAGCAGGCGTAAACTTTCAAGACATTTACAATCCTGTATACACTTCAGTTATTTCTCAAACTTTGGGATCTATTACCAATGGATCCGATCTTGCTACAGTACAATCAGTTGTAGGTAGCAGTATAAGAAACATGAACAGTTTACTAGACTATGCAAGTATTGAAGGTGTTAGTAAATTGACCAATGACAGTGCTTTTAAAACGTTGGCAGATGTGGGCAAAGATTTATATCTAAAAGCGCCTAACTTTACATTTACCACTGGTACGGCTGTGGCTACTATGATTCAAAACATTCAATCTGAAGTCAGCGCAAATGTAGAAGCAATTAGTACAGCCACAAGTTTGTTAACTCCAGAAATTATTGCTAGTCTACGCACATTCTTGCCACAAACCATAGACAATAAGCCTGCTAGTATACTGAATGTAATTGGAATGGCATCAGGATACTTAACTGATTACATAAACAATGTTAATTTGGGAATAGCAAGACTTTATGCAACCAGTTATGGCCCAACAATAAGACAGTTGCTAACTGATATAACTCAGTATTATGGCGAAGTGGCATTAAGTGATGCAGAAGCTCGGGCCGCAGACAATTATGTCCCTAGCCCACCTGTAACCAAAGCAACCGGCCAGCAAGGATTCGCAAAAAATATTGGCAGAAGTAATACTCCCATCCAAGAACCTAACTATAACACTTATTGGAGTACCCAACTTGAAGCTAAGAAAAAAGCGTACTTTGATTTGTTAAACACTATTGTGAATGACAAAACAGGAGAGATTCCAGATATTGTCAATCAAATCAATAACAATTATGATTACGTGTGTCAGCAGTTATATTATGAATATCAAAATTATAACAAAGCAAATCTTAATACAACAGCATTCAGTGACAATAGTCAGCTATTTTCGTTTGTAAGTTCCTTGCCAGAAAACGGTGTTGATCCAATTAACATAGGTACCGACTATTTGTTGTACGGCATGTGTCAGCCAAATTCTTCAGGAGATTTGGCAAAATCTATTCTTGGCCAAAGCAAAAATAATCAAATTTTGGCCAATGCTGGAGTTCGAATCAAAGGCATTGTTTGATGCTTTTTGTTCAATAAACTGCTATTATATTGTTGCTTTCTTTGCTGAAAAGCAGTATAATAGTATCACTTAATGGGTAAACATAGCATTTATTACCGATTTTTATCTGGTATATAAAACTACACTCTTTAAAGAAAGGAGAAAAATATGGCACTAGCTGTATCAAATCGCTATTATGACAGAGTGATTTTCGCAACCCGCAGTACAATGTTACTAGTGGGCCTGGTTCTGGTGATGATGATGGTCACCGCAGTAACCAAAAATAAATTTGCATCCTTACACCGTGCAATTGAAATGCAAGACACCGTTGCCGCAACAGTTGCGGAACGCACCAAACAATTAGATTGTTTGACCAAAAACATTTACTGGGAGGCCGCTAGCGAGCCATTCGAAGGTAAAGTCGCAGTGGCACAAGTCACTATGAATCGAGTCAAATCCGGACATTACGGATCTGGCGTGTGTGGAGTAGTTTATCAGAAAAACGTATTCTACGAAAAAGTAATTTGCCAGTTTAGTTGGGCATGTGAAAACACACACAAAATTAAACCTGTGTATCCTAAACAGTACGCAGAAAGTGAAGAAGTGGCTAAGAAAGTTTTGTTGGAGAATTTTAAATTGTCCACACTAACTGAGGCCATGTACTATCACAACACCAGTGTTCGTCCTGGTTGGAAGAAAACTAAAATCACACAAATCGGCAATCACATTTTTTATAAGGACTAATTGTGGAAATTAAGAACTTTACCCTCTTGGGTGTTATCGTTTTAATACGTAAATTTTTTCTGGACCACTTTAAGAATATAACTGCCGAAACACTGGGATGGTTAGCCGCAATCACATTACATTGCTCTACCATTCCCAGTCTACTAGCACTGATGACAGGACTAAGTGATCGCGCCCCTGGCGTGGACATTATCATGTTTATCTATGCCAGTTTGATCTTGTTGTTTGCAAGAGCAATCGTGTTGAGAGACAGTCTCAACATCATTACCATTGGCATTGGCTTTATTGCACAGGCCTTGGCAATGAGTTTCATATTGTTTAGATAACAACTACACTAGGAGCTATTATGCCACAAGTTACACAAATTGAAGACAACGAAGAAGATTTTATTGACAGCATTGCTGACGGTGATTACATCTTTGTAGTCAGTAGCGATGGTCAATTAAAAAGTGTATTACTTCCACAGGAATTTGAAGCTGATCCTGCACCAGACTCCGTACAGCAAATTTTGACTGTGTTCGGAATTACTGGATTTGAAAATCAAACTATACATTGAACATGCTAAAAACATTTTTGTTAGTTAGACCACAAGCCGCCTTTGACGCAAACAACGTCGAACATAGGCGTGCCTACTACAAGTTTACTCAAAAGAACAGTTGGAATGACTGCCCTTATCAATTTGTAGTAGAAGCTCCTTACACTGACTTGTTGACCTGTATACGTCATAAAATGACAGACTACTACATTAGGCAAGAGTTCCGTAGAAGGTAATACCTTTGTAGTACTTGCTCGAAATTACCAATTCTGCTATAATTATGGCATACAAAGCAACAAGGAGTTGGCAATGGGTTACAAGGTTCTCGCAGACAAGTTTGAAATGGACCAAATGCGTACCAAGTACGGCCCACGCAAGGGACTAGAAGGGCCTTTTAACTTCTCAGGTCGTGTGTTGTATTATGACAACAAAGAAGGCGCTTACTACGATCCTACTACGGACTTCTATGTGGAGCAGGTGGAGATGGATGCTATCAACTCCCGCTTGCTCGAAACCCTCCAAAAGTAATACTAAGGTAGTACTTGCAAAAAATTCATTTTGGTGTTATAATACATACATGATGCAAAGAAAACGCCGCCAAGATACAAAACACGCTGTCTATATGTTAGTGAACACTAACACCGCAGAGTCATACATTGGTATTACTGTGTGTGGACAGCAAGTTAAAAAAGCTATCAAAGTTCGTATGCAAAAACACATCCGCAGAGCCCTTACAGAAGGCAAAGATTGGAACCTGTGCCGTAGCATACGTGAACATGGCGCTGAAGCGTTTGAAGTCGAAGTCATTGAACTTGTACGTGGTCGCAAGCCTGCACATACACGTGAGCGTGAATTGATTGCAGAATTGTGCCCACAGTTGAACCAATATTGAGGGGCGAAGTTTGAAAGTTACAATTCGAAATCCTTTGTATGCTAGACGTGCCGCATACTTTTTCACAGTACCCGAGTTTGTAGAATACGAAGGCGAAGAAGTTGCAGTAAAATGGCTTACGGGCAATCAACTTGCACTTAGTACTAACATGCCTGGTTTTCCTTTTAGGGTACTGGAACGTGACACTATTGTAAAGATTGACAACAAGGATGTGAACTTTGCACAGGCAATTCGTCGCACCATAGTTGTCAAAGGCAGCAAAGGCAACGAGTATGTGGTCACACTGGGCGCTCGACCCAGTTGCAGTTGCCCAGGCTTCCAATTCCGCAAATCTTGTAAACACATCACAGAGGCAGTGTAAAATGAACGAACGAATTGAACAAGGCAAAGAACCTTCAATTGAAGATATCAAAAAACGTATGGAAGAAACAAACAACGAAAGTTTCTACCAGGCACGTGAACAAATGCGTAACGAGGAATATGGTACTTTGCCTCCAGGATATTCTTCTTGGGGAATGTATTGGAAATCACGATGAACGAACGAATTAAACAACTTGAGAAACAATGCTGGAGCCATCATGTTGATGGTACGCTAGTAGATGGACAGTTACACTTTGATACAAAAAAGTTCGCCGAGTTGATTGTTCGGGAATGTGTCCAAGTTTGTGAGCCGATACTAGATGAACCTTACGAGGATATGACTGAATTTGGCAAAGGGTTAGTAGAAGGGCAAGATGTTGCCATCGAAAGAATCAAAGAACATTTCGGAGTTGAACTATGATGCAGGATTTCTACTACGAGAAAAAACGACACAGTGTGACCGAGGACTGGCCCGACGGTGTTACCCTACCGCAGGTTGCTGACCTGCTGGGTGTTGAGCGTGTGAGCTACAGGATCTACTACAGTCGCGACAATCTCACCTGCCGACTGTTTGTGTTTCGTGCTCATTGTACGCCTACTGAAATAGAAACAATGTCGGGCATGGGGTTTGTGTTTGCTAATGATGGTGATACCGAAAATATTCCTGATAAACCAGTAGAAGAAGAGGAAGTTGAAGAATGAACTACACTGTTGAATACAATAACGAAACCGAACACTACGAACTTGTGTATTGGATGACACTGGAAGGCGGACATCGCATCACAGCCGAATGGTATGAACTCAAAGCCAAGTCTTTAAAATCTGCTGTCGAAGAAGCAGAAGAATTAGATGCTATGATGAACATGCCCGAGAATGCCATGCCCACTGATGAGGAGGTTGATGCTATGTTTCGATACTACAGTGAGATCAGTTCATGACAACCTTTGTACTAAGTTGGGACAACACAGGTCTGGAAGCCTGTGTTAATGTCACGGAACTGGACCAACAACAAATGTGGAAAATCTTGAAGGGAGAAAAAGAAAACTCCAATCAAGGCCGTGACCATAACATAAATTCCATTTTGAACATGTTGATGCTACGTGCAAGATTTAACACACATAGACATTATGAAATTTATGCCATAGATGTAGACGAAACACTTGACGAACAAGACCTTAGGGAGATGTTTGACGACAATCCACAAGGTATGGCAGATTTGATTAGAGATCGTGGCCGAGAATTATACAGCGATAGAGCCAACGAAAATCATATCAAAATACGCTAAATATTAGATATGGCTAAATTAAATTTGCATTTAGCCATTTATTGTTTTATAATAACAAAATGATATTTGGCTATTTTACACTATTTGTGGCACTGATTATTAGTGCAGTTGCCGCATACTACAGTATTGTAGGTCTCACTGCTATTTTCTCAGCGGCTGTTATTCCTATTATGATCATGGGCGGAGCATTGGAAGTAGGTAAACTTCTTGCCGCAGTTTGGTTAAAACTAAATTGGCATAGAGCTAGATTAACTTATAAAATGTATTTGGTACCTGCAGTGGCATTTTTAATGTTACTGACATCAATGGGTATCTTTGGTTTCCTGTCTAAAGCACACAGTGATCAAACACTGGTCAGTGGAGACAGTATGAGCAGGGTTGCTATCTATGATGAAAAGATTCGAATCTCCAAGGACAATATCGACGCAGACCGTAAAGCACTTAAACAAATGGATGAAGCAGTGGACCAAGTCATGGGCCGAAGCCAAGATGAAAAAGGTGCGGATAAAGCGGTTGCCCTACGCCGTAGTCAAGCTAAAGAAAGAACAAGACTACTTGCGGACATTGATGCCGAACAGAAAAAAATTAGTGCGTTATCTGAAGAAAGAGCGCCACTTGCGGCAGAGTTTCGTAAGATCGAAGCAGACGTTGGCCCTATAAAATACATTGCTGCCTTTATATATGGTGATAATCCTGATGGTAATATTTTAGAACGTGCAGTACGCTGGGTTATTATTTTAATTGTATTAGTATTTGATCCTTTAGCACTTGTGCTAATTCTAGCGGCACAACAAAGTATTAAGTGGGCACGAGAAGAAAAAGAAGATAAGTGGGCTGACGAACACGAACTAACTGAAGCATTTTATGTTGCCGAAAAAACTGAAGATCAAGAACCCAAATATGAAGCAGACGACGGCCCAGTTGACGACAACATCATAGACCAAATAAAGAAAATAGTATCCAAAGATTTGCCCAAAGGCGAAGTTGTTGAAACAACTTCACTATTTGATAAAGTTGAAGAAACAGATAGTGAAAAAGAACTTCCACAGGAACCACATAAACCAGGTTGGATGTATGGTGACTTAAAATCTAATCCCGTACTAGACGAAAAAGACATAGAAGAAATCATTGAAGAACTTGATTTATCTAAACATGCTTACCTAAACAAACCATTTGCACATTTTGTAGGTTTAAAACCCATGGTGGCAAGAATTGAGGACTACCACGAAGAAACAGAAACAAAAACTGTTGACTCTACCGAACCGATAGTTGATATAGTAGATACAAAGACACCCGAAACCAGAAAAAGAGTTAAAGAACAAATGGTTTCCCCTCCAGCTACTATGAACGTTAATAAGTCATTGGGACTACAAGCAGATAATGTAGAAGGGCAAGCCAGCAAGAGTAGTTTTGGTACTAAATTTCCCGCTAATCCAGAACGCAGTGAATTATTCCTACGGGTAGACTATTTGCCCAATAAATTGTATAAATTTAACGGTGCAAACTGGATTGAAGTAGACAAAGCCAAGACTGACAGTTATACCTACGACGAACAATATATACTATTCTTAATAGAAAAATTACAGTCAGGTGAATACGAAATCGATCAATTAAGTGCCAGCGAGCAAGAGCTGGTTGAAGAAAAACTCAAAGAAATAGCCAATGACAAAACCTAAAATATCTATATTATTACCTACCAGAAAACGAACAAAAACCTTAGTTAACAGCATTAATAGTTTGTTGGCCAATGCCTCCGATACTAGCCGCATTGAAATATTAATTGCTTACGATGACGACGACGATGAAAGCAGAGATTTCTTTGCTAACACCTGGGCAGACTATATCAGTCAATGTAGTGCAACTACTAAAGTATTCGAAACAGAACGTTTTGGATATCTGCGTCTTTACAAGTATGTAAACTTCCTAGCAGAGCAAGCCACAGGAGATTGGATCATGTTTTGGAATGATGATGCAGTCATGCTAACAGAAAATTGGGATGATGCTATTGTTAACGAAACAGGATACTTTGGATTACTGCGTATGCCTTGTGTAAACATGAACCATCCATTTGCACTATTTCCGATTATTCCTAGATCCTGGATTGATTTCTTTGGTAAGGTTAGTCCCGTAAATCACAGTGACTGGTGGATATACAATGTTACTGTGCCTAATGGCTGTGCTAAAAATATTCCTGTACAGGTTTATCATGACCGTGCAGATGTTACAGGCGGCAACAATGACGAAACATTTGCAGAGCAAAGTTATGCGGCAGACGGCAAGGATCCTACAAATCCCGAAGATTACTCACACCCAGAACGACAACTAGAGTTGCGTGAATGGATCAAAAAACTTAACGATAGAATAGTAAACAATGGTAACACTTGATGAAGTAAGAGATTACTGGAACAACCGTCCCTGTAATATTAGACACAGTACTAGCCCTATAGGTACAAAAGAGTATTTCGACGAAGTAGAAGCTCGTCGTTACGCCAATGAACCACATAACTACACTTTCCCAGAATTTGAACGCTGGCGTGGTCTGCGTGTGTTGGAAATAGGTTGCGGCATTGGTACAGATGCCACAAACTTTGCTCGTGCTGGTGCAATCTATACTGGTGTTGATCTTAGTGCGGAAAGCATTAAGTTGGCCAAACAACGATTTGAAGTGTTTGGATTAGCTGGTACTTTTATTGAGTGTAACGCAGAAGAATTGGACACAGTGTTTGCCAATGGTGAACAGTTTGATTTGATTTATAGTTTTGGTGTTATACATCATGCACCTAGGCCTGCTATAGTAGTAAACAAGTTACCCAGACTATTAGCACCCGGCGGCGAAGTTAAATGTATGTTATACGCTAAAGATAGCTGGAAAAACATGCTGATTGATGCAGGATGGGATCAACCTGAAGCACAAGACAACTGTCCGCAAGCAGAGACCTATACAATAAAAGAAGCAGAAAACATGTTCAAGTATTCTGGCTTTAATCATGTCACAGTAGAACAGGATTTTATTTTCCCTTGGAAGATTGAAAATTATGTTAAATATGAGTATGTAAAACAGCCCTGGTTTGAAGCAATGCCACCAGAGTTGTTTAAAATTATGGAACGTGCCTTAGGTTGGCACTTAATGATAACCGCAAAAGTTTAAGGAATAAAATGCCACGTTGCTTTATAACACCACCTGATGTAGAATACAATAAAGAGATTCCCAAAGTTCTTATTAAGAACTGTGATTGGTCAGGTGAACAAATACAATATCTACTGGAAAATCTGGGCGACAAAGAATACGTTGTTTATCTATATCACGACAACATTGGAGATGTACAATGGTTCGAAGGAGTTAGAGCCATGGTAAAATCAAATCACATTTATGACTGCAATCATTACAAAGGTGTTGAGCCTATTGAATGGATGAGGAAAATTGACGATGAGTTTTGATGCTGTAAAAAAGCAAAAAGGACTAGTTGTATACGTCAAGGATGATAACGTAGAAAAAGCCTTGCGTAAGTTTAAGAAGAAAATTGCAGACAGCGGCAAACTGCAAGGGCTACGTGAAAAAGAATTTTATGAAAAACCCACTACAGCCCGTAAAAAGGCTGCTAGTGCCGCAAAGAATCGCTGGCGTAAAAAGTTGTCAGCACAAGAGCTACCTAAAAAATTGTACTGATGTACATAGAATGGCAATTGCCCAAAGATGTAGCATTCGCCATGCGAGTTTGGATTCACAAAGAAATCGAAAACTGGTCAGAGAAACATAGTATCCCTTACAAAACCAAATCGATAAAATATACCTACAGATTGATTCTCAAGTCCGAAGAAGAGTATACCTTTTTTGCACTAACTTGGAATCCCCAAGGGCAACAATGGTTAAATTACTCAATAAAAGATCCAATGAATATTGACAGAAACCGATAATTCGTGTATAAATAATATTGTAGATGCCCGGGTGGGGTCTACATTACAAACGTCATACTTGCTTAATAGGAGAAAAACATGACAAACTTTACACTTCATACCTTTGATATTCCTTCACTACACCGCCATGCTATTGGCTTCGACCGCGTGTTTGATGAATTGAACCGTGCGTTTGCTAACAGCAAAAGCGATGGAAACTATCCTCCATACAATGTCGTACAACTAAACGACACACAGTATGTGATTGAAGTAGCAGTGGCAGGATTTGCCGAAACCGAATTGGATGTTGAACTAAAAGACAGCGTTCTTATGGTCAAAGGCGAAAAAACCAAAGAAGAAGGTTCTGAAATCAATTACCTACACAAAGGTATCAGCAACCGAAATTTCACACGCAATATCACACTTGCGGAAAATGTGGAAGTTCGCGGTGCTACAGTTAAGAATGGTATTCTTAGCGTTGCCCTTGAATTGGTAATTCCTGAGGAACAAAAACCGAAAAAGATTGCAATAACATTTGCAAAATAATCAGGAAGATGTTATAATAAAGGGTAACCAACATTACCCTTATTAAAACTATGACAACTACAGCAGAACCCAAAATTGTAAGCAAAATCAAACCCAAGGAAGATATTCCCGAGCCGGTGCGCTACAATGTGATTTATATTAACGACGAAGTGACCACGCAAGAATTCGTAACTGAGACGTTGGTCGTGATTTTCAATTATACTCACATGGCCGCAGAGGAAATGACCATGAAAATACATACAGATGGATCTGCCGTAGTTGCCACGCTGCCATTTGAAATGGCTGAGCAAAAAGGCGTTGAAGTTACGCTACTGTCCCGTAACAACGGATTCCCATTAACAGTTAAATTAGAACCAGCGAGCTGATATGTCTATAGATGTTATGCTAGACATTGAAACTCTAGCCACTGGTCCAGACAGTGTGATACTGACTTTTGGCGCAATCAAATTTAATCCATTTGACTCTGATAAGGAAATGACTGATGGGTTGTATATGCGAGTCAACGTTGATGAACAAATTAACTTAGGTCGTCGTGTTGATGAAGGCACTATTGCTTGGTGGGGCACACAAAGTGACGAAGTTAAAGAAGAAGCACTGGGCGAAAGTGATCGTGTTGGTTTAGATGACTTTACTAGACAATTGAATAAATTTGTATTAACAGCAGATCGTATTTGGGCACAGGGCCCTGTGTTTGATATTGTAATACTTGAGAACTTGTATAGGCAATTAGGTAAACCTATTCCTTGGCCATACTATTCTGTTAGAGATAGTCGTACACTCCTTAAGGCATTGGGAGACGACCGCAAAGGTGGCGCACTGCTACATAATGCCTTGGCTGACTGCGTAAGTCAAGCAGAAGCTGTACAATCAGCAGTACGCAGATATAACTTAACGGAACTATAATGTATTACCTTGCTTACGGAATGAACACTAACTTAGAAAGCATGAAGTGGCGTTGTCCACATGCACAGAGTCTAGGCAAAGTAGTTTTAAAAAATCACAAACTGGCATTCAGGACTTTCTGCGATGTAGTATATCAACCTGGTACTGATATGGAATGTGCGTTATGGGAGATAACTGATCATTGTGAGGTGAGTTTGGATGCACTAGAAGGATATCCTAACTTCTATGGCAAAAAAGAAGTCACAGTGGACTATAATGGTCGTAAAATTATCGCTATGATTTATTACATGAAGGACCTACATGCCATCGCACCGCCTAGCCAGCAATACTTAGACACAGTTGCAGATGGTTATGATGACCACGACATGGATCTTAATCAATTAGTTGATGCACTTGAGGAATTAGCTGAATGTATATCATCTTAGGACGAGAAGCCGCTGATGCGCTAAAAGAAAATCATACAGTGTTGGAATTAGAAACACTGGAACGAGAAGGAACAATGGTAACTGCATTCTGTGTAGTTAACAATATTCCATTTGGTGAAATACCTTTATTAGAAAACTACAAGTCATTGCATGCAGATTTTATTAAAGCATACAACGATGGCAATTATAAATTTTGTATTGATTCTTTCGAACACCTAGTAGGTAAATTTGGTGGCGAACTAGATACGTTTTATATAGAGATGCTAAGAAGAATTAATTCTTAACTTTTTCTTTTTTCTTAGGATTAGTTGCTTTAGCCTTTTCCATCATACGTTCTGCGGCAGGGCTAGTATGATGCGGCGGCGTGTGCGGCTTATACGGTTCGTTTTTTCTTGGACTTCTTTTAAACCAACTCATACTAATACTTATGATTAAAATATATCTATATACAAGGCATTAATTGATATAGTTTTTTAAATAAATATATTTTCAAGTTGATATTATTATGAGAATAAGACCTGTAGACTACCAAAATAATTTATTCAAAGTAGAGAATGTAGTATCTGACGAGTTGGTTGAAAAGGTATTAAACACTAATTGGCTTGAACTTGATTGGAATCGACAAGAAGGGCAAGAACACTGGCCCCGTAGACGCATTAAAGATTCGTCTATACCTTGGATTGATCAATGGAATCAAGAAATAATCAGCCGTTGGCCTGTGATCGAGACTGCTATTGGTAAAGAACTACAGTATTACAGAGGTACAGCATGGTGGCTAGACGAGCCAGGATTTATTTGCAATATGCATACCGATGGTGCAATGCCTGGGGCTATGCAGTTAACATGGCGAGGACCAGGCACTACTTTTTATTGGGATAAGGATCCTTCTACTGTACGTTTTCAAACTCCAGAAAAAATAAATGATGGTTACTTAATGATTAATTTACCTGAAAAAGACGGCACTAGAAAATTACTTTGGCATGCTATGTTAACTCCGTCATCCTCTTATAGATTAACATCATATACGTATACTCCGCCTAAAGCAGTTAGTAATTAAATAATTAATCTTAACTTTTACATAAATATTTTTCCAGGAGGATAAGACCATGAAACAAAAGAAATTAGTTTCTAAATTGTATCAGGCTTGCATCCGACACGACGAGAAAACTATTCAAGAACTCAGATCCATGGAGTTCAAGAAGATTGCTAAACGCCGCGCCGAAGGCAAGACCTTTGATGCAAAGTGGACATTAGTAAGGATTTAATATGTTAATTAATATTGGAACTATACTTGGTGTGGGATTGGTAGTTACCATTGTGTATCTACTAGTTGAAGACCTTGTACGTCGACATAAAAAATAATCTGTAACAAAACTGTAACGGTCTTCTGCGTAAATACTATATGCAGAAGACCTATCGCAGTATCTTCATCAGTGATGTTCATCTTGGCACTAAGGATAGCCAAGCTGAAAAACTCAATAACTTCCTTAAACACAATACTTGCGAAACATTGTATCTTGTAGGAGATATTATCGATGCTTGGAAAATCAAACAAAACAAATGGCGCTGGAAACAAAGTCACACTAACGTCATTCGCCGTGTGCTGGGTCATAGCAAACGCGGTACTCGTGTTGTATATGTGGCTGGTAATCACGACGAGTTTCTAAGACCATTCATGCATTATGATATTGGCTTTGGTATGATCGAAGTCACTAATCAAATCGAACACATAGGTGCTGACGGCAAACATTATCTTGTGGTGCATGGAGATATGTTTGATGGTATCACCAGACTGGCGCCATGGCTAACAATGTTGGGAGATAAAGCCTATGATTTTATACTCAGCCTCAATACTAGAATTAATTGGATTCGTCATCGTATGGGTTTTGGGTACTTTAGCCTTAGCCTGTTTCTTAAGCATCGTGTTAAAAAAGCTGTAGATTTTATATTTCATTTTGAACGTAATCTATCCGCATATTGTAAAAAGCGTGGGTTTGATGGTGTTATCTGCGGACACATACACCACGCAGAAATCAAAGACATAGACGGTGTAGTATATATGAACGACGGTGACTGGGTTGAGTCGTGTACAGCATTAGTAGAGCATCACGATGGGCATTGGGAAATCATAACTTGGACACAGGAGAAAGACGATGTGGTTGATGATATTGATAGCGGTACACGTGAACAATCCAAAAGATCAACCCGGAAGAGTGGAACTGCTGTTCAACGACCAAAGGACCTGCGAACAAGCATTGTCGACAATGAAGTACGAATTAAAATTTAAAAGTTTTCGAGTAGAGGGAGTATGTCAAAAACAATCCTAATCATCACAGATAATTTACCGGATCAAATAAATGGCGTTGTCACAACATATAAAAACATTGAGATTTGTGCGACTCGTGACAATTATAACGTTGTGGTGCTTCATCCCGGGTGGTTCAGCTACATTGATTGCCCTGGCTACAACGAAGTCAAGATTGCCTATCCCCGGGCGTTGGGCAAGAAGGTTGCGGAGATCAATCCGGATCATATCCATATCGCCACAGAGGGTCCTCTTGGTCTGTGGGCTAGAAAGTATCTTTCATTATGTGATTATCGCTATAATACCGCTTATCATACTAAGTTTCCTGAAGGGCTAAACAAACTATTTGGCATACCAGAAGGAATAACATGGAGATTTGTGCGTTGGTTTCATAAACATAGCGGCAAAGTATTGACAACTACTGATAGCATGGTATCTGAATTGCAAGCACGTGGATTTGACGGGGAAGTAATTTCATGGACACGTGGTGTTGATCGTGAGATATTTCATCCTATGCATAGAGTGGAAACGACTAGCAAATATATTCTATGTGTTAGTCGTGTTAGCAAAGAAAAAAATTTAGAAGCATTTTTTGAATTAAACTACCCGGGATATTTAAAAATTATGGTTGGGGATGGTCCCATGCTAGAAACTTATAAAAAGCAATACCCAGATGTTCATTTTACAGGATTTAAAACAGGCATAGAATTGGCACAATACTATGCTAATGCTGAAGTGTTTGTATTTCCGTCACAGTGGGAGACCTTTGGTATTGTAATGATTGAGGCTATGGCCTGTGGCACTCCTGTGGCAGCATATCCTTGTCAAGGCCCTGAAGATGTAATCGACGAAGGCATAACTGGTTGTCTAAATACAGATTTAAAACAAGCAGTTACTGACTGTTTATTTTTACCTAGACATCGAGTATGGGAAGGTAGTCAACGTTGGAGTTGGGATAGAGCTTGGGAAATATTTAGAGATAATCTTGTTCCTGTAACACTGCCGTAACACTTTTATATCTAAATACTTATGTACCACAGTGGTACACACATTCAAACCCAAAAGGAGCATTTCATGAGATTAGAAGACCTAGCCGCAAGATTAGTAGCTGTTGAAGCCAAGTTAGCAACACTAACTGGAACCGCAGTTAACACAGACAATGCCACAAGCATTGAAGAATTAGATGCAAGACTATCAGTAGTCGAAGTTCAAGTTGATCAATTGATTGTTGAAAAAACTCAAAGCCACATCGACGCTATCGTTTATTCACCAGCTGACGAAGCACCAGTAGCAGTTGAAGATGTAGTTTCACTATCACCAAGCTCCGACATCCCCGAAGCTGCCGCAATCGTTACGGATGTAGTAGCTGACCAACACGAATCAGATGCAATCGGTAATCCTGAAGTTGCTGATATGGTTACAGCCGCTGTTGTCGCAGTTGTTACAGCAGAGCCACAAACTGTATTAGATCCAGTAGCATTGACAGCCGCTATTGTAGAAGCAGTTGCTGATATGCCAACTCCTGCACCTGAAGCTGTAGAACAAGTTGTTGCCGCAGTCGCTGATGTTATCGCTACAGCAACAGGTGTCGATGTAGTTACTCCTGAAGTACAACAACAAATTGCAGAAGCGGTTGCTATGCCTGCTGACCCACGTTTAGATGTTATTGAACAACGTTTAGATATTGCAGAAGCAAAGGTTGACAGCCTATTGGGAAAGTAATATTTGTCTTTCAAAAATGGTTTAGAAAGTTTATCTGATCCAAAAAAGCCCTTCGGGGCTTTTCTATATGTAATATTACTGTAACAGAATTGCAATTAAATAATTTTATATTCAAGGAGATAATATGATCAAGAAAATTTTCACATTAATGGCAGCGTCATTATTCTTAATGTCAGTAGATTCAAAAGCAGAAACAATCACAGGAGCAGGTGCAACCTTTCCTTTTCCCATTTACAGCAAGTGGAGTGAAGCATATAAAGAAAAAACCAATATAGAATTAAACTACCAAAGTATCGGTAGTTCGGGTGGTGTAAAACAAATTAAATCAAGTACTGTGGATTTTGGTGCAACTGATGCTCCACTAAAAGGCGAAGAACTAACTGCAAATGGTCTGATACAGTTTCCTACAGTATTAGGCGGAGTTGTTCCAGTAATCAATGTAGAGGGTATAAAGCCCGGTGAGTTACAATTAACTGGTGAAGTATTGGCTAAGATTTTTGTTGGTCACATTGTTATGTGGAATGACAAGCGTATTCAGGAACTAAATCCTAAATTAAAATTACCTGACGCTAACATCACCATTGTTCATCGTGCAGATGGATCTGGTACAACATTTATTTTCACAGACTATCTGACAGAAGTCAGTGCCGTTTGGAAAGAAGAAGTTGGTAAAGGTGCCGCAGTAAAATGGCCTGCTACCAGCAGTGTGGGCGGTAAAGGCAACGAAGGTGTTGCTGCCAATGTGAGCCGTGTAAAAAATTCAATTGGTTATGTAGAATATGCGTATGCCAAAAAGAACAAAATGACTTATATTAAGATGCAAAATCGTGATGGTAAATATGTAGAACCAGACGATGAAACATTCGCAGCGGCTGCTAAAGGAGCCGATTGGTTTTCAACCCCAGGTATGGGGATCAGTCTAGTAAATCAAAAGGGCGCACAGAGTTGGCCCATCACAGGTGCAACATTTATATTGATGTACCGTGAGCCAAAGAATGCAAAAACTAGCCAAGAAGTAATTAAGTTTTTTGATTGGGCATTTGTAAACGGTGGTAAAATGGCTGCGGATTTGGACTATGTTCCATTACCAAAGTCAGTGACTGATCGTATCCGTAGTGATGTTTGGTCTACTATTAAAAAGTAACCGAATCACTTGAAGTGAGTAAGTAAAGAGTTTATAATAGAAAAATCATTTTTATAAAGGAAAAAATATGAAATTTACTAAAATTGTCCTAGCTACATTGTTAACTGCTGGCATTACTGCTGGTGTAGCACAAGCGCAGGACGCACCTCGCAATACAGAATTGTATGGCGTAATTGGAGTTGGCGCAGTAAGCGGCAGTGGTTTTGGTTCTAGCAACCAAGACTTTGCAGGTGTAGGTGAACAACTGCACAACAGCAATCGCTTTGGCATCAAAGGTTCACAGGATCTTGGAGATGGTTTCAAAGCTAGTTTCCAACTAGAAGGTAACTTCAGTGCTCGCACTGGCGCTGCTGGTAAAGACTCTGGTGGTACAGGTTCAGCAGGAACAACATTGTTTGACCGTGAAGCCAATGTAGCATTGAGCAACAAAGATTATGGTCAAGTTCAATTGGGTCGTGGCAAGAACTTCTTGTACAATGTACTTGATGAATTTGACTCACGCGGTAACTGGAACTTTGGCGGTGCTAAATCAGTAGCTCGATACGCCGGTTTCTATTCAGGTTCAGGTGTTAGCAGATTTGACAACATGATTCGTTATACATCACCTAGCTTTGGTGGTTTAAAGTTTGATTACGCATACGCCGCTGGTAATCAATTAGGAGACACTAGTTACAAATCTAGCTACAATGCAGGTGTTCGTTATACTGCTGGTCCATTGGACTTGGCATACACACACGAAGAAGCACGTTTGAGCACTACAGTGGTCAGCGAAGAAATTGACTTAGTTGCCGCAAAATATGCAGTAACTCCTGCGTTGACTTTAAATGCTGGTTATGCGATTACTCGTAACCCAACTACACAGACTACTTTCTACAGTAGCTCAAGCAAAGCAGATGGTAAAACAGATGCTGATACTTGGTTCGTTGGTGCAAAGTACAAAGTATCCGACCGTGTTAGTTTGAACGGTGGCTACTACAGTGTTACAGACAAAATCACTGCTGGTAAAGACAATGTGCAAATGACTGCTGTTGGTGCTACCTATGCATTTGACAAGCGTACAGAAATCTTCATTGATTACGTAAGAGCTGATCGTGCTAGCGGTGCAGTGAGCCCATTTACAATCTATGATCGTTGGGTTCCTAATGGTGACGGATCAACATATTCAGACAGCAAGTATGCTCAACATGCTGTTGCGGTAGGTATGCAATTCCGCTTTTAATAGTTAAATCGACCACAACGATTGAGTGGCGCTGGAACTCGTAACCAGCAAAGGACCTTAGGGTCCTTTTTTATTGACTTAATAATCTTTGAACTTGATCAAAGTCAATTTGATTAGTATCAATGGGATATACAGGATCGCTTGAGTTCCATTCTAAGACGATGTCTTTAAAATTCGTCACTAACTCGTCAACAATTATATTTTTAAATTTGCTGTAAAAATGATTAAAGTTAAATTCTAATATATCTTGCATTTCTTTATACATTTCGGCAAGCTCTGTATCTTTTAATTTACATAGTTTTTCTAGTTCAGCGACCACTAATTCGATTCTACGATCCGGATCCAATTCATCATCATAACTTTCATCGATCCACTGATCAAAAGTTTTAAAGCCGTAGCTTTTTAAATATGCCAGATTATGAACAGCACCCAATAACATAAAAGGACGTTTGGCTGTAATAGGTTTGAATATTTTTTCTGTTAAGTGCAATTTGTCATAGTAAAACACTGTTTCGGTAACCACATGCCACAGTGCAGACTTATGCATCATTAATTCAGCATAACCAGAATCTGCGCTGGCTGTTCCTGGGGGATTGTCTTTGTCTATGGTTAGAGAATTTTCCAAAGTTCCAATTTGATCCTGTATTAGCAGTTTTGCTGGTTCAGATAATAAAGTATCAGGATCTGCTAGTTCTTGTTGCCAAGAGCCCAGTCCATTATCTTTTAATATCAAACTAACATAACCATGTTCCAATAGATTGTGCTTCATCAATTGGGACACAAAATATAATCTATAACTTCGGCTTTTAGTGACTAGGCGATTGTAGGATATAAATACTCTTGTAAATTGATTTTCTATTTGTGGAGTATACTGATAGTCCCTGTACCAATCTAGAGCAGCAAATCCATGGAAAAAGTAATACCAGTTTTTATAGTTGGTTTCCTTGCACCATGTATTAATATCATTAGATATTTCCCCCACTGCTACTATCCTGCTAAACGTATTTGATTTAGCGTTGTTTGTGACAGGCACATACCCAGTTATATATTGACCCGTACATTTATTGGCTACTTTAATATCGAATGGTTCTTGATCATAGTAAAAACAGTAATGTTGATCTTTGTGCAACTCAGTATAGTCTGGAGTATAAAGATGGTCATGCATACCAAACATTAACTGTGTCACATCAGTACTACCGAACGGATAGAAATAACAATCGTATATACTTGCAGGTTTAAGTAAATTTGCGTATAATATAAAATAAAACTTTTCTAAGGAAAACATATGAAAAAAATTGGATTTATTGGTATCGGTAAACTAGGCCTAGACTGTGCCGAAGTAATGGCAGAAAAACATGAAGTCAGAGGCTATGATATTTACCCACGCACTAGCGACACGGTAAAGGTTTGTGGTATTGAAGAATTAGTTAATGAAAGTGAATGGATTTTTATTGCTGTTCCTACACCACACGCAGAAGGTTATGATGGTAGTGTTCCTAGCAGTCACATGGAACCCAAAGACTTTGGTCACGATGCTGTTATTGATGCACTTAACAAAGTTAATCAATACGCAACTACAAGCAAGAAGGTTGTGTTGATCAGTACAGTATTACCAGGCACAACACGTCGCAAGTTTATTACACTACTAGACCCAAAACATCAATTCTTGTACAACCCTTACTTGATTGCCATGGGATCAGTTAAATGGGACATGGCCAATCCTGAGATGGTTATCATTGGTACTGAAGATGGTAGCTTAACAGGCGTTGCAGGCGAATTGATTGACTTGTACAAAACAATGATGCAAAACGATCCACGTTACGAAGTTGGCACATGGGACGAATGTGAAGCCATTAAAATCTTCTACAACACCTACATCAGTGCTAAAGTTGGTATTGTTAACATGATTCAAGACTTTGCAATGAAGATTGGTAACATTAATGTTGACGTTGTTACTAATGCATTGGCACGTAGTACTATGCGACTACAAGGACCCAAGTACATGACAGCTGGTATGGGTGATGCAGGTGCTTGCCATCCACGTGACAACATTGCACTGCGTTGGTTAGCAGAACACTATGACATCGGCTATGATTTGTTTGACACTATCATGCATGCTAGAGAAGTACAAGCAAAAAATCTAGCATTGTTCTTAGTTGAACAAAGTCGTACACATGGTGGACTGCCTATTATCATTCATGGTAAAGCATACAAACCTGATGTTGAATACTGTATTGGTAGCTACAGTACACTGGTTGGCCACTATGTTAAAGAAGCAGGACACAAAGTCAGCTATGTTGATCCATTGGCAGACAGTCAAGACGAAGTTATTTCAGAAGTAACTACGCCAGCAATTTTCCTTTGGGCACACAATCGTAAAATTACTTACGAATATACCGGCGAACAATTAGACACAAAACCTTATTGTAATATTATGCCAGGCAGCATTATTGTTGATCCATGGCGTAAACTACAATCTGAAAATGGTGTTGAAGTTGTTCACTATGGCAACACAAGACATCAATAAGTCGCACATTGATAAGTTCTGGGACGATGAGTTTAAGCAATTAGACTACGTCCGAGAACCTTTTAATGATCCTAGATATCTTGCACTATGGGCCACGCAGGGTTACACTGGTCCTTTTACTGGTGTAATGTGTGACATGAGACGGCCTCAACCCAGTTGGAACAATAAGTTTATTGAATTTTTTGAACAGCGTGGTTGGAAGGACATCGGCACAAGTTACTATAGAATGGATACGAATGTAATTTTACCTGTACATCGAGACTTGTATGTCAAATACGTAGATTTATTTAAGCTACAAGGACAGGAATTTTGGATACGTAGAGCTATAGTATTCCTTGAGGATTGGAGTAGTGGACATTACTTTGAAATCAATGGCGAGCCTTGGCTTAATTGGCGAGCAGGCGACTTTGTTGAATGGCGTTATGATGCTCCACACATGGCTGCAAACATTGGCTTATTGCCTAGATATACCTTGCAAATAACCGGACATATATGAAAATATCAAGTCGTAATGAATATGACAAACTAAAGACCTGTGTAGTGGGAGATGCTACTGGTGCTAGGTTTCCTGAGAGAGATGAAATCTTTTTATACAATCACGAAGTTACGAACTGGAAGGAAACTCCTCATCCACAAGGACGCTTTCCACAGCACGTAATTGATGAAGCTAATGAGGATCTTGAAGAACTTTGCGATACTCTAAGAGCATTTGGCACAAGGGTGTTGCGTCCCAAGGACTTGGATCATAGTCACATTGTTAAAACACATGAATGGGAAACAGATGGCATGTACAACTATTGCCCCCGTGATGTGTTGTTGGTCATAGACGACTTAGTTATAGAAGCGCCTATGACTTATCGTGCAAGGCAAATGGAGTCTAATGCGTATTGGAAAATCAAACAAGATGCATTAGAAGATGATGTTCGTTGGATTGCTGCTCCCAGACCTAGATTGCTAACACATGAAAATTATATTGAAGATAACAATGTAGTGTTGTCGGACAAAGAGCCTATATTTGATGCGGCTAATATATTAAGACATAACAACGATATTCTATATCTTGTCAGTAACACAGGCAATAGACTGGGCGGACGTTGGTTACAAAACATATTAGGTAAACAATATCGAGTACATGTCTTAGATGACCTCTATGCATATGCACACATAGATAGTACAATAAGCGTGTTACGTGATGGCCTTGTGGTGTTAAACGCTAGTAGAGTCAATGCTTATAACTGCCCTACAATTTTTAACGGTTGGGAAAAGATTTGGGTTGAAGATGTTGTACCGCAAAATTTTTATCAATACCCTTATGCCAGTAAATGGATTGCAATGAACATGTTTAGTTTAGATTCAGACACTGTGATAGTGGATAAGAATCAACGTGCGTTAATCAAGCAATTAGAACAACATTCTATGACAGTTATCCCCCAAGAACTGCGTCATAGTCGCACTTTAGGCGGTGGTTTTCATTGTGTGACATTAGATTTATTAAGAGAACACAATAAATAAACTTACTGGTATAACAATAAGAATATATGACAGAATTTAGTAAGTACAGCGATGTAATTTTCGATGCATTTTGTTTACATAGCAAGCGTAGAGAGATTATAGATCGCAAACACGAAATAATTGACAAAGTAGTTGAATTTTATAATGCCGCTTGTAGCAGTGTGCTATTTGTTGGCTTCAATCCTGCTATCCTTAGTTTTAAAGCCAAAGAGATTTATGTAACAGAAGTCAGTGACACGGTACTGGCATGGATTAGAGCACAAGGCGTAGATGCCAAAGAATTGAACTACACAGAGCCTAGAAAATTTGACATGGTTGTGGCATTTGATGAGTATTTGACTTTTGCTCATGATGAACAACAACAAAAAAGTCTAATAGATAATCTTTGCAAATTTAGCAGTAATCTAATTATTACCACAGTCAAAGACTATAAGAATCAAGACTTCAAAGATAGAGAATACAGTCAACCTGCAATCATCAAAGCTAATAACCAAATGACTGCATTTACCGAAATACATGATTGGGACCAAAAAGATAAGAATCTTTGGACCACAGCACTGTACCAATTAACAGGTGCTGACGCCAAATGTTGCGGTGAATTCCTACGTCGTACACTGTATTTCAAACAGTTAGCCAAATTTACCATGGACATGGGTGCAACCAATTTCCTAATCCATAAGAATTTGATGTACAAGAGTTTAATCAAAAAGAACTACGAACACGTGATCAGTGTCAGTTTTGAACAGTAAACGGTTGACTAAAATATAATATGCTGTTATAATAATAGCATGAACACTATACCACGCATCGGCTTCGCTTGTAAATGGATCGACGGTCCTAGCCAAATTAATGGCGTCAAACAAACGGACACAGCCAAACAATACAATACTGGAACTACCACCATTACTTGGCTTAACAACCAAACACGTGATGTAGCAGAGCAACGACTATGGGACCTTATGGTCAATAACATAGAAGCAACCCGCAAACTTGTAGAAAGAGTAGGTAATTTAGATGAGCATCTCCGTATGGTCCGCCTTAGTAGCGATATTCTTCCTGCCTATACTGAGCCCAATTGGCGTTATTTTTGGCAGCGTAGCGATGTACAAGCGTATGCCAGTAAATACTTTAACACTGTGGGCGAAATTGCCCGTATACGCAATGTGCGTCTCAGTATGCACCCTGGTCAGTTTTGTGTGCTTGCGAGTGATAGACCAGATGTTGTGGATCGTAGTATAGAGGAATTTGAATATCATGCAGACATGGCCTGTTATATGGGATACGGTAAAAAGTTCCAAGACTTCAAAATTAATGTGCATATTGCAGGACGAGCAGGCCCCGACGGTATCCGTGCCGCATACACCCGCCTCAGTCATGAAGCTCGCAACTGTATTACTATTGAGAATGAAGAAGTAAGTTATGGACTCGACGACTGTCTTACAATATCTGATCTTGTGCCAATTGTGCTTGACATTCATCACCATTGGGTTAAAACGGGCGAATATATTGATCCCCGTTCAGATAGGGTTAAGCGTGTTGTTGACAGTTGGTGGGGTGTCCGTCCTACTCTACACTATTCCGTTAGTCGCGAAGATGTACTTGTCGGCCATGACACTGTATGTCGCCCAGACATGGAGTCTTTGCTTGTAGCAGGACACAAAAAGGCCAAACTCAGAGCACACAGTAATTTCTTCTGGAACAAAGAAGTCAGTGATTGGGCTGGTGAGTTTCTTGCCACACATGACATCATGTGCGAAAGCAAAGGTAAGAACCTTGCTAGTTTTGCTTTTGCTGAACAAGTTTACAAAAAGTAATTTTTATATTTGTCTAGGAACTGCTGATACCAATCTGTTGACCACATGTGGATGAAATTGTGTTCAGTTATTTCCTGGCATTTAGATAAGATTGTTGCTTGATCTTGCCTACACAACCATTCTAATTGTGCTAGTGCCGCGTGGTGTCGTTCTATGTCATTTTCTATGTTGTCATAGCTTTCGTCAATTATACCACCAAAAGTTTTAAAACCTAGTTCTCTTAATTTAGCCAAGGTTTGATAGTGTCCAATCATAATGAATAAACGACGACCTAATATGGGTTTAACGGTTTTTTCAGTAAAAAATACAAAGTGATTATCGCAATTAGTCTCAGCTACTAAACTATATGCACTTTGTTGATACACTTCAATTGGCACAATGTGACTTAGTCTAACAGGGTGACCATAATATTCAACCCACTCTACAGAAAATTTAGGAACTTGTTCCATAACTAATCCTTTGGTTTCCCATATCCAACGTTGACTATTATTCTTGTCTATGGCCAAATAATGGTCATTGACATAGGTTGTAATGCCTTGATCCACAAGATGATTCTGGATGTATTGCCAAGCACGATCTCTGTGTGTTTTCTTTCGACCTAATAGTGCATCAAAATAATATGGTTTGGTGGTGTATGGTGAAATTGCATCTAATACATTTTTATCCGATACTTTATAAAAATGCAGTGTGGTTGCAAACCAATCTAGGTATATGTGTACGGGGCTGTGTTTTAAATGAAAATTTAAAAACCCGCAAGTAAAATAAGAAATTTTCTCACGGTCATATCGCATCATAAACCCTACGGTAGAGTGATGCAGTTCCGACATTATGATCAGTAGGTGATCATAAGAATCGTAGAGTTTGTCTACGAGTTGTTCAAATTCAGTGTTATAGGGATAAGGGCAATGTAAACAAACAATTCGTTTGTTTGGGTTGATGTGTGTAACTAGTTTGGTGTGTCGGTCAATAATATAGGGATGTTGATCCAAGATTTCCATCCCTATATCTGCACAGATTACTTAGAAGTCTTTTTAACAACTGCTTTCTTAGCTGGCGCTTTCTTAGCTGGGGCTTTCTTAGCGGCAACTTTTTTGGCTGCTGTTTTAGCTTTGGTAGCTGTTTTCTTAACTTCAGCAACTACTTCTTGCTCGGCTTTGACCACTGCTTCTTTGACTTGTTCAGCAACAGTTTCTGCTTTGGCAACAACATCAGCAACTGATGGTGCAGATGATGCGGTAGTGCTTGGTTTCTTTGAACTTTGAATTAGCAAATAACCAATTACGGCTACAAATGCTATGGCTAGAATGAATTCCATTGTTTTTTCTCCTTGAATATATTCAATGTATTGTATTTAATTGTAGAGAATCCGGTGGAAAAATATTTGACTTTTTGTGCAGTGCAACATATAATTGATAAATAAACAGTAGGACGTTGCACAGGGCGAGTTCTACATAAACATTTCGTCTAAGGAGAAAACTATGTTTACAGCAGATACAATCATCGATTCAATTCAAATGGCTAAAAAAGAAGCCGTAAAAACTTTCATTAAAAATGAAGACATTGCCAAAAGCCTAACTGCATACGTTGATGCAGAAGCCGCATTTGCCAAACAAACTGCCAAAGTAACCACAGAAGCAGCCGCAAGTTTTGCCAGCGAAACAACTAAAGCAGTTGAAAAAATTGCCAAGTTTGATTTTACTGATATGTTTAAAACAGCCAGCAAGAAGTAATTTTTACTTCTTCCAACAAAGGACCTTCGGGTCCTTTTTTGTTTAAATATTACTATGATTTCTCGACTAGCAGTTATTCTAATAGGGCAATATAGAACATGGCCTATATGTTCTAAATATTTGTTAAACTTCTTTGAAGATAAAGCCGAACAAACAGATTATTTTTTTGTAACTTGGGATAAAACTAATACCTATTCCGATGGGGTATGGTCTGATCTGGTAGTGGATGTAACAGAAGAACAAATTACTAAATTTTTTAATAAAGATCAAAAAGTAACTTGTATGGTTTTACCTGACATTCCAGAAGTCCATACTTACTATAGAATGGCATATCTATCTCGTGAAGCAAATAAATTAAAAAAAGATTTTGAATCTAAAAATAATTTTGTCTATGATCAAGTAGTAGAAACAAGACCCGACATGTATCTTAGATCTTATCCACGCGGCGGATTAGAATGCAAGTGGCCTTTATGCAACGACTACGAATATAATGGCGGCGAAATACTAAATGTGAACACCAGAGATCTTTTTATGCCTGACTGCTATTTACGCACAAACTCTGCAACACATGACATACTAAGTCAACGCATCAATGACTTTGATATAAAATATGCGTTTCAAAAAAAGATACTTAACCAAACATATAGAAGTGGCCATCATGCTATGTTGGCAAAATTTTTATTAGATAACAACATAAAAAAAATCAATCACATATATCCAGATTATATATTTGACACTGTGATAAGAAGTACAGCAATGGTTGACGTAAACTTAGATGACCTTTCCTTGGATGAAATTGTTAGTCTGAATACACGGTTTCACTAAAAGTAATACCTTTGTTGGACTTGCGGATAATTCTTTTATTTGCTATAATTACGTATATAAACAAAGAAAGGTCTGTTATGAATCTCAAGCTCAAAGCTCTCGCTATTTTAGTAGGTATTATGGGTGCCGGTGTAGTGGGTGGAATGTTAATGAATACCATTACTGCATTGTTAGGCCCCGAGGCCACAGTCAACGTTTTTATTGGTGGCGTGCTACTGTTCTTGTTCTACCAAGTTTACGGTTTGATTTTGTCCAAGTTGGAAATGGACCAAAAAATCGACGAACTCACCAAAAAGTAATACTTCGGTAGTACTTGCTCGAAATTCGGATATCTGCTATAATAATGGCATATTAAGCAAAAAGGAGTCTGCAATGAAACTAGAAACTGCTATTAAAGTACTACTCAAAGAATGCGAGTTTTTAGGTGAAAATCTTGCAGAACTTCTGCAGGATATTGCACAACACGGTCGTATGATCTATAGCGAAAAAGTAGTACAAGCCGCAGAAGTGTATAACAGCCGCGGATAAAACGGTTGACGATAATTCGAATATTTGCTATAATAATGGCATGTTAAGCAAAAAGGAGTCAGCAATGGAACAGTTCAAAAGTTGGGAAGAAATGTCCGAATTAGAGCAAGCCCGTGAGACTTACTGGGATATGTACAAGGATGCCTACGGTGTTCGCCCACGTTGGATTGACACCACTGCTTGGACCCTCGAGGTGTTTGAAGCAGAATTTGCCAGCCTGGCCACTGCTATTGAGCAGGCTGAGATTGAGCGTAAAGCCGATCAAGCCCACGCTATTGTTAAGTTTGAGGATACTGTTACTAACCTCATGCACACTGGTACTAACCGTGAACGAGTGATTGCTTGGTTGATGGATGCTGAACACGCCAATGGCGACTTTGAGTATTTTGCTTTTACCCAAGGCCTGCCTTACGGTTATTTTCGTAAGGCAGCATAAAACGGTTGACTGAAAATCCAAAATTTGTTATAATAATGACATGTTAAGCAAAAAGGAGTTTAAAATGTCTGCACTAGTTGAATACACTTTGGAACTGTACAAGACTGACAAGCGTAAAAAAGAAGGTCGTCGTCTTGTTGCAAAAGAAGAATTTGCTCCTGTAACCAGGGCTTATATCAAAGCAGTGATTGAGTCCAAAACTAAGTTGGGTTTTATTGTTGAAGCTCACGAAACTTGGGTCACCAAACGTAATATGATGACTGGCAAGACTTACAAAGAGCGTTACGACACTCCTTACTTCTGCTCACCCTCCAGCGAAACTTTTTGGAGCATGTAATGAACGAACGCACTAAAGTATTATTCGACAAAGCCTTGGACCAAGCAGTGCCTGAAACATGGACTACATTGAGCTATGATCAAATTATGAAACTGTCTGGTGCGTTTGCTGAGTTGATTGTGAAAGAATGTGCCGAGATTGCTGATACTGCGGAACCATTCCTTTCTTCAGATCTTATTAAACAACAATTTGGAGTTGAAGAATGAATTTTGGTATGTTCAGTGCTGAAGGCAACGATGCAGTAGCGGACATTGTAGTAGCCGCAAAGTTTCATAATCACTCATGGGCATGGACCTATTCACAGTTGCGTGAACTTGCTCAACAAGATGGATTTGGTGAAGCCACTGACACTGAAGTTCGCGAACGTGTCTATGATGCAATTGGTGCAGGTCAACGTAAAGAGGAATTTTACGTCCGATGAGAGTTACGCCTGCTGACTATATTCCTGGAATGATTGAACACGCACGTCGTCTTCATGAAATTCGCAAACAAGATATAGAACGTGACGAACGTCGAACAGCAAGGCATGTAAAAGAACAGTCGACTAAACATCGACGTGATTTAGAAATGGATAAGGTGTATCTTGAAAAAGGTCTTGTTAAAGCAAGATTAATTAAAGGTATGAATGTAGATGTATATGCATAGGAGATTGAAATGAATGATTGGGATCGTAGTAATTTGCATTTTATTCTTGACAGTGATAAAGAAACACTGGATGATTTTTATTCTTGGGCCACTGAGGACGATTTGAACTATGCACTTAATTTAGTTCGCACTGCCAAAGCAGAACTGTTGGTACAGGAACTTGAACTAATGGACGAAGTTGAACATTGCAACGAAGCCATCAACGCATTGAAACAATTTGCAACAATCTAAGAGGTTAACATGGGATTAGACATGTACGCATACGTGGCCGCTAATAAAGGTCAGATGAATGAACACTATGAAGGTTATGACTACGACAAGGACTCCAGTCCAGTAGCAAAGCCACGTGAGCTGGCTTACTGGCGCAAACATCCTAACCTGCATGGCTGGATGCATCGTTTGTGGGAAAGCAAAGGCAACGTGGGTGACTTTAACGGTGACGAACTTGAGCTGACTTGGGAAGACTTAGAAAAGTTGGAAGAAGACCTTAAGCGTAAAGTCCTGCCCGACACCACAGGATTCTTTTTTGGTAATCCTGCCGACGACTATTATCTAGAACAGGACCTGGAGTTTGTCAAAAAAGCCAAAGCAGAAGTATTCTGCGGGCTCAAAGTTTTTTACAACTCAAGCTGGTAATACATGTACAACGATTTTTTAACCAAGGAGAACGCTATGAGCGAAAAAACCCTGAACGTGGCCAATACGGCTATTTTTCATCTGCAACTCAACACCGAGGATGCAATTCGTTTTGTCGCAAGACATGCCAGTGTAGATGTTAAGCTGGCTGGTTCAGCTATTAAAGAAGTCATGGTTGGCTACAAAACTAGAAAGTAACAGTGGACCAATTCATATTTGGCATAGTGTGTAAAGCGTTGACTGCATGTCAACCCGCAGTTGCACCTCCTAGGCCTCCCTCTACACCCAATGTCATTGTTTATCAGCAAGTAGGACATCCTGCACTGACGCAGTTAAGCATAGACGAAGTTTCTAAAATTGGTCTTGATTGTAATCAAAAAGATAAAACAATTCAAATTTTAGAAACTAGGGTTAGTGGATTGGGCGTTGATCCAGAACAGTTGCCACAAGATCAACGCAAGTTAAATTCCGTGGCCCGTAGTAAAATTTGGCAATTAAGGACTTACTGTCGATGAAAAAAATTGCAGTTATTTTGAGTGTCTATGCAAGTGTGGTGGCAGCAGAAACTTTGCCCGAAATCGCACAATGCAGATACGAACAGCAAATTGAGCAGTTGCCTAACGGTACTACAAAGACATACCAAAAAGAGGTATGTATGGAAGAATCCAGTGTTACCATTCAAACGGTAAGGATTGGACAGCTGGTCCGACTGAACCAACTCAGACCACATCCGGTGATCCAAAACGAATTTGCCTACAAGCAAAGTCGGTGTCGTTGGTTCAGTGAAGCGTCAACAGCCCAAAAAGATTTGGTACAGTTTCAAGGCATTGCTTGTGAAGTTCAACCAAATGTTTGGCGAGTTGTTGACAAATTTTAAAATTGAGTGTATAATACACTATCTTAAACAACACATGAGGTAATCATGAAACGTAGTATTCTTTCAACAGCAGTTTTTTCGTTAATCACAGTATCTGCACATGCAGGTTGGTTTGGTAAAGATGAGGAGCCCAAGGCAGCGCCTGCTCCTATACCAGTGGCTGCTCCAGTAGTGCCAGCTCATCCTTACGCATTGCCTGAAGCTAAAACAGCAACAGCACCTAATGCACCTGAATGGTTTACTAAGATGCCAGCAGACACTGCTGACATGGTGTTTGCAGTGGGTGTGGCTAAAAGTGTTAATGAGCAAATGGCTTATACCAAAGCACAGTCGCAGGCCCGTGCTAAAGTGGCTGAATTGTTAGCAAGTGAAGTTCGCAGTAGCACAAAAAGTTATAGCAATGATACTGGCGACTCAATGGTAGAAAGCAATGAAGTGACCATTCATCAATATGCAGAAGCTGTGACTGCTGGCGCACAACGTGTTGATAGTCAACGTAGTTTTGATGGCAAAACTTACACCGTATATGTATTGTTGCGTTTTCCTTTAGGCGATAACAATGTTCTGCGTAAAGAATTTGAAGCTAAGAAACTAAAGCGTGAAGCTGAGTTACGTAGTGCTAGAGCACATCAAGACTTGGAATCCAAGTCCGACAAGCGTAAAGCTGATGCAGATGTTGTGGATCAAAAACTTAAGAAAGAGATTGGCCCAAAGCCAGAAGTTAGTGAAATTAAGTTACTGGACGTAGACAACGAAGCATACAAAGCTCGACGTGATGAAGCATTGTCTAAGCCCAATGCTGTGATTGGACAAACTGTAGTTCGCTAATTAAGCTAGTAGAATAAACTTGCCCCCGGGTTATAAATACCTTGGGGGCATTTTTATGGCTAGACCGAATCCAATACGTAGGATTATGCAGGACACACTGCCGGGCTTGACCTATCAAAGACGCAAACAATTCCGCCCCAGTTACGAAGATATTAACTACGCATATAATATCATTAATCGTTACATATTTGATAATAAACTTAGACGTCCAACAATATACCAAGGCATTGCTAGAAAAACATGGGGCAGTTGTCAATGGTTAGATACCAAGCAAGTGTCTGGATCGTATTGTCATATTCAGTTAAGTGACAAGTGGTTTTGCCAACAGTGGTTTATGAACACACTGGCACATGAAATGGTACACCAATGGCAGTGGGACATATATCGTTGGGAACTACTAGAAGAAGGTAGAAAAATTTATGAAGACTCTGGGGCACATGGCCCTAGTTTTTTTGCTTGGCGTGATAGATTTGATTATTATGATCTTACACTAAAAACTACTTATGGACAACGTCGCTGGTTTAAATATCAAAACTTCTCTAAATGCTAAAATAAGTACAAGATGTACAAATATATCTGCATTGAATACGCAGACCCTGATAACTTAATTGATTCCATTCCGTTAACGTTTCGACTACGCAATAATTCTGTAGTCCCAAAATGGACCAATAAAATTATACAAGCCCAGAAACAATACAGTATAGATGATCCTAAACGATTCTACGGATTTGACGATCACCAAACACAAATAACACAGGCACTGTTAAGGATAAACTCCTGCATTGACATTATCAATAGTCATAATACAATCATTGATCGAAAGTTAACTGACGTTAATGACACTGATACTTTAAATTATTTGCATCACATATTCGAAGTGTATCACGGACTATTGGATCAGCAAACACATGAATTTTATGTAACTGCATCCACAGATGTACAACGTGCATTGGCGGATTTGAATATATGTGTGCATCGTTGCGAATCTATTGCACAGGGCGCAGTGCCTAGACATGTAGTAACTTATTACGGGTTGCCAAAAATAGATGTATTGGATTTAGAGGACTACAACTTGTTTACTGATGTTTATAAGTTTGGGACTGTATACCTAAATTATGTAGAGATTGGTAAAACACTGGAAGATTTGGCTGTGGACAATGATCAATACATTGCTGACGAAGCATTTAGGCCTTTTAGGCACTACAGTGCAGATTTTGGTGTATTGTTTGCTGACAGTGATTTTCAACAAGTGTGCCAAAGACGCGATTTGGTGAGGGACTATTACTTGAGCAACAGTGAATTCTTTTTAAAACGGGGATTGCACTCAGAGCATGCTTACTTAAAGATTGGCAGAATTCCGTTAGCGGATATTGATTCTTCTCCTGGAGATGTGTTACAATTACTGAGAACAAGACAGTATGTAAAATCTGTCACAATTTATTAAGGAACTTATGCCAAACTTTGTACCAACAGTATTAGAAAAAACCAGTAACGGCGAACGTGCATATGACATTTATAGTCGACTACTAAAAGATAGAATTGTCATGTTGGACACAGATGTAAATGAACACAGTGCTAGTCTTGTGGTAGCACAGATGTTATTTTTAGAAAGTGAAAATCCAGATGCCGATATCCTATTTTATATTAACAGCCCTGGTGGCGTTGTCACTGCTGGTATGGCAATTTATGATACTATGCAGTTTATTAGGCCAGATGTGTCCACTATAGTTATGGGACAGGCCTGTAGCATGGGGTCACTGTTAGCACAAGCAGGTGCAAAAGGTAAGCGATTACTTCTCCCTAATGCTAGACACATGATTCATCAACCGTCAGGTGGTGCTCGTGGACAAGCTACAGACATGTTGATCCAAGTTGAGGAAATTCTTGCTATGAAGAAAAACCTTACACAAATTTATGTTGACCATAATTCTGCAGGTAAGACATTTGATGAATTATCTAATGACATGGAACGTGATTTCTTTATGTCAGCAGAGCAAGCGGTTGCTTACGGACTTGCAGATTCAATTGTACAAAAGAGATAATGACTTTTAAAGATAGTTTTTGTCCTAGCCCATGGTTTCACATGCGTGTTACTAACTCGGGCGACTATGACTACTGTAGGTGGCAAACTAAACACAGCGGGCAGAAAACTGAAAATATAAGAGATACTACGCCAAAAGACTTTTTTCAAAACAGCATGGCAAGTATTCGTATGCAAATGTTAGCGGGAGAAACTCCACTGGGCTGTGCTGATTGTTACTTGATGGACAAGCATAATAAGGTCAGCGGAAGGCAAAAACAACTCTTAAAGACTGGCGTTAGATTAGAATACTTTGACAAAAGTATGCTGACCAGTGCTTGGTCCAGTGAGTACAAAAATTCCTATGACCAACAAGGTATAGTTGATTTGCTACCACAGGATTGGCAAATTGACTTAGGAAATTTCTGCAATTCAGCGTGTTTGTTTTGTCACAGTAACTATAGTTCAAGTCTAGCAGTGGAATGGAAAAAACTAGGATTACTGCAAACAATGCCTGCTAGAAATTGGTGTGATGACGATAAAACTCTACAAGTATTTTTAGACACTTTGCTGTGTTCTAAGAAACTCAGCTACTTGCATTTTATTGGCGGAGAAACATTAATAACTCCGGCATTTAAGAAAATATTAAAAGAACTGATCAAGGCAGGGCTAGCATCAGACGTTACCATAGGGTTTACTACTTCTTTAATAACATGGGATGAGTCCATTATAGACTTACTGGGAAATTTCAAACAAGTTAATTTAGGCATGAGTGTTGAGTGCCTACATCCTGTAAACGATTACGTAAGATATCCCAGTAAAATTGATCAAGTACAAGATACCATCAATCGTTGGATTGATATTGCCAACAGTCGCGGTTGGTTATTGCAAATTAGGACTACTCCTACTATACTAACAATCAGTCACTTACTAACAATATTTGAATTTGCTTACAGTAAAAATATTTCTGTGGAAAGTTGTAACTTCTTGGATCATCCTGCGTATATGAGACCAACTGTATTGCCTCTTGACTATCGAGTAAAAATTATAGAATCTTTAGACAACTGGCTCAAAGATAAAACACAGTCTGTAGACACTGTAGTAAACACACGTGATCCTAATAAAGCAAAATTACAAGTAGTACAAGATGCACAAAGCTATGTAAACTATTTAAAAAATCAAGGCGACGAATCGCACATGCTTCCAGAATTAATTAACTATCTTAAAATAATGGAAAGCAATAGGAAAAACACAGTATTAGATTACCTACCAGAATATGAACAACTATTTAGAGCTGCTGGATACTGATCCTAAAATTTTAATTAGGTTACAACTAACACCTATCTGCAACAACGGTGCCCCACAATTAGTGGTTACAATTAATGGAACTAGATTACATTCTGGACCTATAGACACAGTGACAACGATAACAAAAACCATTGGCTTGATGGACAATGTTATTGTAGAATTAGTGCTTAAAGAAAAGAGATATCACGAGTCATTGGAAACAGCAGTGATCATTAACTCTATCCAAATTGATGATTTTGAATTTGTCCCCAATTATACTGGCGGTGATTCAAATTGTATATACTACGACAATGATCACAACATAAATGCAGTAACTAACTACTTAGGATTTAACGGTGTGTGGCGATTAGAAATTAATGAACCATTTTATCGTTGGCTCCATAAAAACTCTGGGCAAGGCATGTTGTTGGAACCTGCTAATTTTTAACCTACAAAAACTGCTAATATAAATATAAAAAACAACTCAACTATCATATGACAATCAATATTCAAACACTCAACGAAGTTAAAACTGTGACTAAACCCTGGGGACATGAAAAGTGGATCCAAGTAGGCGAAGGTGATCATACCTATGTACTCAAAGAAATCAAGCTCAATGCAGGATTTAAAACTAGTTTACAAGTACACAAGTTCAAAGCAGAAACGAATTACATTTTGCAAGGCGAAGGCGAAATTGTTTACAGCAAAGTCAAACTGGACTGTGACAAGTATCTTGCAGACAAATACAAAGTTCTAGAATTTGACGAAATATTAAACGACCTGCAATTTTCCAAATTTGGCCCAGGCAGTGTAATGACCATTGAACCTGGAACCATTCATAGAATGATTGCACACACTGACTTGCTGTTTGTGGAAGCCAGTACATGTCACTTAGACGATGTTATCAGACTACAAGATGATGCTAATCGTCAACACGGTAAAATTGATTCAGAACACAAATAAAATATGCTTACAGTATTAATATTGGCTGCTGGTTACGGCCGCCGCATGGGACCGTTTGCAAGAATGGTCAACAAAGGACTTATCCCTTATGACAACAAACCTTTGATCAGTCACATCATTGACAAGTTTGATCCAGATACGAAATTTGTGATTGCTTGTGGGCACATGGGACAACAAGTCAAAGACTATGTTAGTGCAGTACACACAGACAAACAGATTTTGTATGTTGACATTCCCGACTATGCAGAAGGCACAACAGGTCCTGCTACCACAATACAAAAATGTGCGGCACATATCAACGGCGCATTTATGTGGCTAAGTTGCGATACACTGTTTGACTTTGACTATAAAGACAAACTGGATCATAACTGGATTGGTGTGCATCCAGTGGACAGCGCAATCGCACAAGACTATTGTTGGGTCAAACGTGATGGCGAAACTATCACAGAGATCAAAAACAAAGAACCCAACAAGCAAGCCGTGGACGCTTTTATTGGATTAATGTATTGCAAAGACATGCAGTATGTAGAAAATTTAGAACGTGCATTTGCCAAAGAAGCATATCAAGGACTACAAGATAATTTAAATCTTAAAGCTCACACTGTCAGTGATTGGAAAGACTTTGGTACTTACGACAAATGGGTCGAACTCAGTGAAGGTCTTAAGGAAATGAGTTTTCCCAAGCCCAATGAATTGTTTTACAAAGATAACAACAAAATCATCAAATTTACTACAGACAGTACGCTCACAGATAAAAAAGCAAATCGTGCATTGTTGAATCCAGAATGTATGCCCGCTGGCATTAGACGCAGTGGACAATTTCTTGTCTATGACTATGTGGAAGGCGATATTATTTACAGTCAATTAACACCCCAGTTATTCGATAAGTTACTGACTTGGTCCAACGAAACATTATGGAAGCGCAAATGGTTTCCTAGTACTGCTCAAACCTGTAGAGATTTTTACTTTAAGAAAACACAGGACAGGCTTAATCAATTTCGCGTCAAGTACAGTGACTGGAGTGAGCCCTGTACAGTTAATGGTATACCAGTACAAAGCATTGACTACTATCTTAATAAGATAGATTGGGATTGGTTATGCACTACCACTGAGTGGGCGTTTATACACGGTGATTTCCAATTTGAGAATGTTATCTACAACCCCCAAGAGGATGAATTCACTTGCATTGACTGGCGCACTGACTTCGGTGGCGACAGTTACGGAGACTTATACTACGACTTGGCTAAGATGTTGGGCGGTATACTATTAGACTATCAAGCAGTTAAGGCAGACAAGTTAGAATACTACGAACATGCAGACTCTGCTACATTAAATGATTGTAGTATTGAAGATAGTCGGCATTATGAAATGCAGTTACAAGAATATTGCAAGACTTTAGGTTTAGATTGGAGCAAAGTTATATTACTTGTACCAATCATTTATTTGAACATGAGTCCATTGCACGATGCACCTTTTGACAAGTATTTATTTGCTCTGGCTCAATTTCACTTTGCAAGGGTCTTACATGAAGTTGAGTGATGCAATCGCTTGGCGTAAAGCAGATAAGTTGTTTGTAAGTCTTGCCGCAAAACCTGGCAAGACAGGGGAAACATTTTATAACACATTGTTCAAACATCATAACATTGATGCTGAATATATCGCCTGTGAGTGCGTGGATTTAAAAGCAGACATGGCATTGGTTCGTGAACACTGTGCTGGTGCTAGTATTACTATGCCTTTTAAAAAGCAAGTAGAGCAATACTTGGACATAGATAGAGCCAACTACATGCCTATTAACACCGTAGTAAATAGAAGCAAACTTCTACTGGGATTTAATTGTGATTATTTAGGTCTTAAGGAAGTATTAGCAGATAAAATTAAAGGTAAAAGCATTGTGCTGTTAGGCAATGGTGCCATGGCGGACAACGTTAAAACATTGTGCAAAGAAAATAACATTTACCAAGTACATAGAAACAATTGGTACTTGAGGCACAATCCTGGTGATATTCTGATTAATACAACCAGTGTTGGCATGGGCACAGACGAATCACCAGTTGATAACATCAATGCAGAGTTAGTAGTGGATTGTGTGATAGGTAATACCAAGTTAATCAAAAATGCACAGGCAAAAGGTAAACAAACTATAACTGGCGCAGACATATATCTCTCACAGTTTAAATATCAGTTTAGATTGTACACAGATCAGCAAGCTGATGAGGATGTAGTAAAATTAATAGCAAAGAAAGTATTTGATGTTTGAGTATTTTATTAGTGATGTAGACGGCTGCTTAAACGATGGCAACATCTATTGGGATGCAACTGGACACAAGCCTTTTAAAGCATTTGGTAACTATGATCACGATGGCGTTAAGTTATTAAAACCCCATATTAAACTTATCTTTATCAGTGCAGACAAACATGGTTGGGATATAATGAAAACACGAATTGTGGATCATATGAAATGTGATTTATACTGTGTACCTGAAAGCGAACGCTATCGATTTGTAGAAAGCTATGGGTTTGATAAAGTTGCGTACATGGGAGATGGCATACATGATGCTAAAATTATCCGTGCTGCTAGGCTAGGTATGGCGCCAGCACAAGCAAGAATCGAAGCTAGGCAGGCCGCAGACTACGTTACACCCAGCAGAGGTGGTGAAGGCGCATATTTAGATGCGGCCATAGAAGTTATGAAACAGATGGGATTACCTTATGAATTTTAAAATAGGCATGGGACCTATGAGTATAATTGTTAATGATGTATTAGCAAGATATGCCAGAGATCGTCAACAGCCATTGATGTTTATTGCTAGCCGTAATCAAGTTGATGCCAGTAGCGGTTACGTAATGACTACAAAAGAACTAGCAGAACAGTTAGAATCACTACGTAGCGAATTTATAATGCTGTGCAGAGACCACTGTGGTCCTTATTTTCTTGATGTAGAAAAATCATTGAGTCTACGTGATGCTGTGGAAGCAACTAAAAAGACTATTGCTGGAGATATTGAAAACGGATTTGACTTAATACACATTGATACCAGCCGTTGCGATGATGCTTACCATATTGCGGATGAACTATTTAATTTTTGTTTGAAATTAAATCCCCGCGTTAAGTTTGAGTTTGGCACAGAAGAAAATGTGGGTGTGGCAGCAGGTGTTAAGAAGTATCAAGAAGATGTTAAGTTTGCTAGTCAGTTTCCCAACATGGAATTTGTGGTAGCACAAACTGGTAGTTTAACCATGGAAGACCGCCAAGTTGGTAGCTTTGATGTGCCTATGGTTAAGAAACTAGTTAACTTTGCAGAAACTGCTGGAGTTAAACTCAAAGAGCACAATGCAGATTACTTGACAGCAGAACAGATACAGTTGCGTAAGCAAGCAGGAGTTCATGCTTGTAACATTGCACCACAGTTGGGTGTGATACAAACTAAAACTATACTAAGACTAGCTGAACAATTTGACATCGATAGCTCCCCATTCAAGCAAGCTGTATTATCCAGCGGCAAGTGGGCTAAATGGATCATTGACGGTGATGACACAGTAAAAATTGCAGTGGCTGGACATTACCTGTTTAGTCAAGATGTTTATAAAAAATTAGAAGATAAGTTAAGCTGGCGTTGTGATGTTGCCCGCGAAGTAGAACACGAAATTATCAATTGCTTGGACTTGTATTACACCAATTTATACTAAATAACTTAGTATAAAAAGGTGTAGTTCAATGAAACAAATTTTAGCGGCATTATCTCTATTCTTATCAGTTAACGTATTTGCCTGGGACCAACGTGCTCCTGCTCCTATAGATGCATGTAAAGCACATAGCCCATATGGATGGGCACAAACACAAAGACAAGCACAACCTATTTGCCGTGAAGCGTATCTAGTAGCATATGACGCACCTGTAAAAATTCCTGTGTATGTAGCATACACATTACTACCACAGAATGCGTTAGGATGCTGGCCCCGAACAAACGCCTTTGTTGCAGATCAAAGCGTTAAAGGTGGTGCAAGACCAGAAGATTATGCTGGCACTGGCTACGACAAAGGACACGCAGCTCCAGACGGTGACTTGAGTTGGAGCCAACAAGTAGAATATGAATCATTTTTAATGACAAATATGTATCCCCAACATGGAAGTTTGAATAGGGGTATTTGGAAATTGTTAGAAACAAGTGTACGTGGATGGGCAGTTCAGCTTAATCAACCGTTCACTATATACGTTGGTGCATTATATGGACAAGGTGACGAATACATTGCTAATGGCATTATTGTTCCTCATGGATACTATAAAATCGTAATTAACAATGCTACTGGACAAGTAGCAGGTTGGGTGTTTCCGCATACCAAACCTTATCAAAACTTAGGCAACGATTTAACTAAATTCCGTGTTGCTATAGCACAGATTCAACAACAAGCAGGAGTAAAATATGCTTTTCCAGCGAATGCCCGCGAACTGCCACCAGGACAAGAATGGCCCGTAGACTTTGGTGCACTGACCAATGCCAAACGTGCTAAATGTAAAGGTGCAGTAGACTAACATAAAAGCTAGAGGCATAGCAACAGTTAGAGGACTCTTCGGAGTCCTTTTTTATTGTCACATAAATATAAAATGCGCTTTAAACAAATAAAAAAACTTATTGCTGAAGATGAGTTGATGGAAATCAACATGAGTCCCAGCAGTCTAAAAAAGTTAGCCAGTCAAATTGATGCTCTTGCTGGCATGGAATTTGAAATGGTTGTGCCTAATCTCAGTGGTGTTGATGACAGCGATCAAGAACCCGACTATGACTATGATGAACGTTGCCGTAGCATTGAAGATGCTGTGCAATTCTTTTACGATGGTGATTGGAACGGTCGTAGAGATGTTGAACGTCTACGTGAAAAAATGCAGAATGATTTCAGCGAATGGCTGGATGACAAAATCTATCAAGAATGGGAACGCCACGGCGAAGAGTACTTAGAAGAATGGGTGCCCAACAATGTGGACGAATCTGAGTGGAATCCTGAAGGTTTGGAAGGCGAAGAACGTCAGGAAGCACTAGAAGAATTCATTGCCAACCTGCATAGCAACCCCGGCAGCAGTGATGCGTTTGATGAGTACAGAGAAGAAAATCAAGAGTCATATGACGAAAGCGACTGGTTGGATGATGAAGACCTAGACCGCATGAGCAGCATTGAAAACACATACTCAATGACTTGGCCACATTGGCGTAATGTTGGTAATGGCGAAGCTAGCATTGAAGATGTTGCTAACAGTTTTAGAGACGCAGTGGGCCGCCCAATACTAGCCAGCACCAGTTATCACAGCAGCCGAGTTGAACGCCCCAGCACCAAAAACTTAGAATACATTGTGGAACCTGACAGCAGTATTAATGTCGACGACGAAAGCAATGAAGGCGGATTAGAGTTTGTATCACCACCGTTGCCTATTGCAGATATGATGAGTGATCTTGACAAGGTTAAAAAATGGGCCGACCGTAATGGTTGTTATACCAACGACTCAACGGGCCTACACATTAATGTCAGTGTCCCTGGTTTTGATATTAACAAACTCGACTATGTTAAACTAGCATTGTTGTTAGGCGATAATCACATATTAGAAGTATTTGGTAGAACTGGCAATACTTATTGCAAGAGTGCTATAGAAAAAGTCAAAAGCCGTGTTAAACAAAATCCCGACACCGCAGAACATTTATTGAATCAAATGCGTAATCATATGGATCAATTAGCCACTAAAGCTATTCATTCAGGTGTAACAGACAAATATACAAGTATCAATACTAAAACTGGACACATTGAATTTAGAAGTCCTGGTGGCGATTGGTTAAAAAAATTAGACGAAGGCGACGAAATTCAACAAACACTATTGCGTTTTGTTGTGGCTATGGATGCTGCAATGAAACCTGAGTTATATCGTGAAGAATACTTAAAGAAACTTTACAAACTATTAGATGTTACAAGTAATCAAGACCCATTATGGTATTTTGTAAAATATTCGGCAGGCGGATTTTCGCCAACGGTTCTAAAGAGTTTTATTCGTCAGACACAATTAGAACGTGATGTTAAACGTGGCAAAGAAAAAGAAAAATCACAAGATGATTTGACGCCTTTTGAAATTTACAATAGAGACTCTAACGCAGTTGTGTCAACGGTCTTGGCTCGCAATGCTCAAGAAGCGTTGGCAGAATTGGATCAATTCCGGGCGGAGCAAGTTAGAGCACAAGGCATAACAGTGGATCAGGCCACCGCAACGTACGGTATACGTCATGCTCCTATTCCTGGAAGCACTATAGACCTACAGCGTCAGCGAGCAGCCGCCGCATCAAACACAGAACCACACCCCGAAGGTCGTGGTCGTCCCAACGATCCCACAGGACGCTATGCTATTGTAATGCGTAACGACGAGGCAGTGCATGGTCGTAGCGGGCAAGCACCCAACTATCAGTTTAGATTTAACATGTCAAATCTGGAACAACAAGGACATGGACGCTATGTGCTACAGGCTTGGGCTGCAAGAAACAATGTGGATCCTGCCAATTATATGATTGTTGATACTACTCAATATGCTGATGCCAATCAAATCCCCACCGTTGACATTGACATTGAACCAGCACCACAACAACCAGGCATGGGAGAGTTCAACGGACAATGGCGAGTTGTTGATGGCTTAGGTAGAGAAGTATATCGGTTCGGCGGTGTAGGCAATAGTCAAGCAGATGCCAACAGAATAGCCGCAACATGGGCAAGGACCACCGGCTTCGACGGTAACATCGAGGTTTACCCTGTGATGGCGTAATGGATAAGTAATATTATGAAATTATTTGAATTTGATCCCCCTTTAGACGAAGCGCCAATGAATCCCAAGGCCTTTGCACAAGCAATGGAAGCAGGCCAAGACAAAGGTGTACTAGTGGGATTTGAATTCGAAGTTGGTATACCACACGAAGTTTTTGCCAGCGCAAGCTCACAGGAACAAGAAAAAACCCCCAATAGAATACAAGATATAGTAAACGAATCTGATGTATTGGAGAATTTAAGTTTTAGGGAATGTTCGGTTACTGATTGGGATGAAACATTTAAATTCAAAGTTGATCCACCTACTGGATTCAAATCAATGACTGAAGCGTATGCGGCATTTCGAGATCATCAACTCACTAAATCAAGGGAATTATTTAATGCAATCCCAGAAAAACTTCGAGCAAAATATCGTGATGAGATGGTAAACGATGCCAAGGCGTGGGCAAAAAGTCATTATAGTCATCTTGACAAAAACGACCCCGCACGTCGAGATGAGATGCAACTGCATTTTGCTCAAATGTTAGGCTATAGAGTTTATTTGGTGTCAGGCGCCGCATCTAAAGCTGAAGCAGCCGGAATGGCACTAAGACAGGCAGGAACTCTAGACTGGGCCGAATTATTAAAATTTGTCTACAATGTGGATCGAGCCTTTGAGGTAGAGCGCAACTTCAATAATTATTTTACATATGATGTTGATCAAGCATGGGACACATTAAAATTAGACGATATCGAAGATGATGACGACTATTATGATGATGAAGACGGTGACTACGAATCTGCGGCTAATGCACTACAACCTATTGTAGCTCAGACTATGGGTGCCAAAGTAAACGTGTTTCACAATTATCACCAAAGCGCAAAAAATTTAACAGACTGGTACATAGAACCCGATGGTAGTTTAGAAGCTGATGGAGATGAAGATGCTACAGCAGAGATTGTTAGTCCTCCACTACCAGCCGCACAAGCTGTTGACGCACTGAAACGTTTCTATGCCATGGCTGGTCAACTGAACTTGTATACCAACGAATCCACTGGCTTACATATCAATGTCAGCATCCCCGACAAGTTAGACGTATTAAAACTAGCAGTGTTTTTAGGTGACCAGCACGTACTCAAACAGTTTGGTAGACAAGACAATGATTATGCACGTAGTTCTGAAAAGACTATTGCAAGTCAGACTGCACGTGATTCCAACGTTATCGATGTTAAAACTAAAAAGAAACCTGGCGTATTGGGTCAGCCAAAAACACAGTCTAAGATAAACGTAAAAGCACTACAACAAATAGCGCAGGATGCAACCAGTAGCCACACTGCAAGTATCAGCAACAACGGCAAGTATATTAGTTTCCGTCATGCAGGTGGCAATTATCTACAAGACTATAACAGCATTTTCAATGTTGTGGGACGTTTTATTCGTGCAATGATCATTGCCGCAGATCCTAATGCGTATGCACAAGAGTATCAAACTAAGTTAGCAAAACTAGCAGGTACTAGTCAAACTTCAGCCAGTCAAGAAACTCCTGCACTGATTAATTATATACGTACAAATGGTCTTCCTGTTATTAAAGTAGATCTACTGCGATTCAATAATACCAGAAGTGCAATAAATCTTGCCAAAGATAGTGTACAACACTACATCAATACTTCATCCTTAAACAACCAAAACGTCATAGCCCAACCCGGTGGTGAAGCAGTCAAACAGGCCATTTCTACTCGGATGCAAAACCCCAAACGTAAGGAGCAAGTTGAAAAAGCACCTGTTGGTAACTTCTTCTCATTGACTATCGTCCCTTCCAATGCCCAGGCAATGAAACATTATTTGGGATTAAATCTTAATACTGGGGTAAAACTTATTGACAATCACAACGGTTACCAGGACACTGGGTATGCTGTATACTCCAAAGCAGTACTACCTATTACTGACCCCATATCCAAAACCTTCCTAAAAACCGCGCTGACCCAGCACTACGGTAAAAAACTTAAGAAAAAATGAGAGCCCACGAATTTATTGATGAAGCTTTAGGTCCTGCACCTGAAACAGAGTGGCTACCACAACCAGGGTGGGATCCAGCGGCCCAGGGTAGTGAAGCTCCTATCACAGCCAATTGGACTGACAAAACTGGGTCGCCGGTTCAAACTAAGTTTGTTAAAATTGCGCCCAATGTTGCTACTGTAAGTTTTACACGCCCGGATGCAGAGGGAAATCCAACATTTAAACGTACAGATGATGCCAGCAAATTTTCTCCTCACATATTCAATGGAGTGGCAAATAATGTCAAAGATTACTTAAATGATAATCCCGACATTAGTCATATTACATTTGGTTCTCAAAACGACGCTGACCGAACAAGACTATATTCCAAACTAGCCAAACGTGCCAACGTAATAGGAATGGAGCCCGTAGATTTATCTGATAAATCTTCGCTACCACCAGCACTTGCTCGAATGACATCACAACAAGATAAAAATGTTGCTCAACAAAATGTACTTAATCAAATACCATCAATATCCAAAACACCCAGTAGTACCCCAACGTTGACCAAAGGTCCGGCTGAAAAATACGATCAGTTTGTTTTAAGACGTGCGCCCACTTCATCAGTACCGCTTGCAAAAACACCTGCAGGAATGACTTCGGTTCCGGGACTAGATAGATTACCAAACCCCGGCAATGTGATCAGTGATCCATTGAACATGATGCCTAAACCAATTAAATGGCCAACCAGCAGAACTAATCACTGAACTATTATGAGAGCATATGAATTTATTATTGAGGGTAAACTTCATGGGGTTGAACCAAAAGTTCTACCCATCATACCCGACAATATGCCTTTTGGAGCAAATCAATTCAAAGACCCAACTGGCACATTCAAAGGTGGTGGTATGTCGGCCCCGGCCGCAAAAACACCATACATTCAAAACAAGATAGCAAGTCCGCCAGAAAAATCCAATATACTCACCGGCAGAGTACCGTCAAAACCTGAAGACATAACACATGCTTATAGAAACATGAGTCCAGCTGAGTTGCAACATGCACAGGAAAACGGCGCTTTCCTTCCAAATCCTAATCCGGGACGTACACCTGGTTGGAAACCATATGAAAAATGGTGGTCACCGGGTGACACACAAGGTACATTTGATCGTGCTCGAAATCGAATTGGTTCAGACACCAATGTACGTGTTCCTATAGACAAAGTACCCAGCGATTCACCAGTTAATGCCAGTCATGCAGAAGTATTAAACAAAGAAACCGGTGAATGGTTACCGGTGATCCAACCCTAACCTCCATAAATTTCAATTGACTTTATTTCCAAAACGTGCTACAATATAGTACGGAGGACGTTATGAAATCATTATTTGCATTGGGTATTTTGGTAACTTTGTCAGCGCAAGCACAGGTTCAAACACAGGAATATGAGGATCGTGTATTCTATATGCCACGTTATGTGACAATAGATCATCAAGCATATATTCGAAGTGTGGACGCTAAACGTGCTCCTGAGTTGCCCGTACAAGTTGCCCGTGTACCAAAACCTGTAAATCTGCCCAGCACAAATCAAACTGGCCCACTGCCTGGTCAAACTGAGGAACAGCGGCGCAGAATGGAAACAATGTCAAGATAATCCAAATGTCTTGCTTATTAAATCAAAAACAATTATAATTGACTATAATGAATAATTTTCCAGAACAACCGCGTGTAATGTCCGATGAAGAAGGTGAACGTTACTTTCAAACTATGTTGGAACAAATACGCAAGTTCAATCCAGATGAAATTATAGCAGTTAATCGTAGCGGATTTAGTTACGCAATGTGGGTATCACAAATTTTAAAATTACCACTGGGCGCTTACTTTCCAAAGAAGCAACAACTTGTTTTTTCTGAGGCGCCCAAGCGTATTGTATTTGTAGATGATAATATTCTACAAGGATCCACGTTTAAGCAAACCAAAGAGTTTATGGCACAGTATCCAGATATTGAATGGTGTTGGGCAGTACTGTTCAGTGACTGGCACACTCCTGAAGATGTGCGTAACGAAATTATACAAGGTGTACGTCTGCCTTATTTTGCAGAAGAACCTATGTGGGGCAGTATGAAAATTAGTAAAGATTATGGAGTAAGATATCGTGACGAAAGTTAATATTGCATTTGATCTAGATGGGGTATTTTTGCCCGATCACAAACATATACCTAAGTTGACTCAAAAGAAATTCTTTAAATTAACTTTATATGAGCGTCCCTTGTTCAATCCAACTTATCCTTTTGACATTGTAACAGCAAGGGTTGAAGCTAGACGTAAAGTTACTGAGAAATGGATTAGTCAATTACAACGTCAGCCTGAAAACATTTTTATGCGAGCAGACGAAAAGGAAACACCTGCGGAATTTAAATTTAGGATTGCTAGTCAACAGCAGTATAAAATTTATGTGGAAAGTGATCCGCAGATCTGCCAAGATATGGAACAATTATGTGCAACACACAGCATTGATCTAAAAGTTATACATTTTGATTCTTGGATCTCTGGACATTGGGATCTAAAGTAATACTTCGGTAGTACTTGCTCAAAAATCCATAATTTGCTATAATTATGGTATGATAAACAAAACACTGAACAAATACTTAGATCATTTGCAATGGGCAGGTGTTGTCTGCATCCTGGCAGGGCACAGTTTGAATGCAATGGGTAACGCAGATCCCTACAACATCATAGCATTTTTGATAGGCATGTTTTTCTTTATAACATGGGCTGTGATTGTAAAAAATCCAGCCCAAATTGTTGTAAACTTTGTTAGTATTTTAATAAGTTTTTTTGGTCTGTATCGTGCATTTTTTGGTTGACTAAAATTCGAATATTTGCTATAATAATGGCATGTTAAACAAAAGGAGCTGTCATGTCTGATTTCCAAAAATACACCCGTGCAATCGAACTGATGAATGCCGTGCCTGGCTATATTTTTCGTCCGCATGGCCAAGGTCCCCAACGTGATGCTGACGTTGTAGAAGCCTGTGCTCGTTGGGACGAACTCTACACATTCATCTATGCCAACTTCCCTCGCCCCAATACCTACCGTGAATTTGGAGAAGTCAAATACAAAACAATGGCTACATGGGCTCACGAAAACCCAGAAGCCTTTCAAGACATTTTGGACGTACACCAGCTCTTGCAAGAGCATAAGAAAGACGAAGTCCTGGCACGTTTGACAAAGATCCCGCCCGAATATCGTGATGTAGTGTTTCCTGTGGCCATTGCTCGTTATTTGTTAGCATATAAACGTGTGGCAATTGATGTGCGAATGCTGACTACCTTTGAAGAGTTCCATAACCGTTATGGAGTTATGGTCATTGAGTCCGTTAAACTGCAAGATAAAATGAACAGACGTCAATGGGCAGGTGAAGCCGCATAAACTAACCAAAAGTAGTACTTAGGTACTACTTTTTTTCGGTTGACGATAATTCGAATATTTGCTATAATAATGGCATACAAAGCAAAAAGGAGTTGGAAATGGATAAAGTTTATATCGTGCAAGTGCAAGGTTGGGGCGACAACGAAAACGAGTTTTACAACATGGGTGCATTTAGCACACAAGCCAAGGCAGAAGCCAATGTAGAAAAACTGTTGGCATTATGGGTACATGACGGTGGCGACAAGGCTGACATGATCCACAAAATTACAGCAATGCTGATAGACTATTAAAAAACGGTTGACCGAAATTCGAATATTTGTTATAATATAGTCATAGTTTGAAACAAAGGAGCCAGCAATGAGACAAGCATTTGAAGGTATGTCTACTCGAGAGATCAACGAAGTTCGCATGTATGGTTGCACTGAAGCACAGATGCGTGAAGCAGTGGAGTCCAGCCCCAGTTTCCGTTTTTCAGGTCCTGCAATGGTTGTGGCTAGCATGATGAGTGATGCACAAGAAATGATGGCTTACGAACAGCCCGATTTCAACACCATCGAAGATCAGCGTCAACTGCTGAACCGTGCTAAATTTGTTTTAATGACTTACATCATGGACCGGGAGACAGCATAATGAGCGAGAAGTTAGAACAGGCTGAAGCCAAGTATGACGAACTGGTCGATGCTGTTCAAACATTGACCAAGAAAATGACTGAATTTCGTAGGCTTTACGAGCCCGAGTGCGTGGACTTCAATCAGATCAATGAATTGTTGTACGACATGTTAGGCAAAATTGACGACCAATTAATTGAGGAGAATCTGTAATGAGTGACGTCGCAATCGAAATTCAGAACATGCTGGAACAAGGTTTCCGTCCTGCTACTATAGCAAGTGTTCTCAATGTACCTTTGGATTGGGTTTATGTTCAAGCCGAATCCATGCAATATACTACCAATTAATTTTGGTAAACCGGAATTTAAAAAGTGGTTGACATCAATTCAAAGATCAGCTATAATTTGAATATGTTAGCGATGATGCTAGCAGTTTTTCTTTCAATTAACTTGTTTTTTCTAGGAGTATTTTATGTTTAAAGTCGCTGGTGTTTCTTCTCTCAAAGGTGAAGTTAAAGTTCGTTTTGCTAATGACATGACACGTGTCAAAGTGTTGACCAAAGGTGGCCACACTGATATTGAGCTTCGTGAGTTGCCCCAGGCAATGGACAAGCCCGCAGTGGTCGCTTATTTGAAGACCACAGATCTGTATGCAAATCCTAAATTTGCAGAGGCCATTGATGCCGCAGACGCCAAGTATAACGGCGCAAAAACTGTTAAGGTCACTAAGGCAAAAGCTACTAAGCCTAGCATGGAAGCTATCAAAGCCCGTGCTGAAGCCACTAAAGAAACTGCATAATTTTACACAAGTGTGCAGTCACAAGGCTACTTCGGTAGCCTTTTTTATTGACTTAAAACAGTGCTATAAATATTTGACCATGCACAAATACAAAGATGCGCCGGACTGGCTACACTACCCAGCTAACATAAGCAAAGATGAATTAAGATTAATACAAAAAGAATTGGCAAAGTTATTTGTACTAACTATGCCAGAAATTGGATCTGGATTCATTATGAATGATGTATCTATGGTACCAAAAATTTGTCCACGTTTGACAGAATTTTTAAAACGTAATAAACTGTTTGATATACTAAGTTACATTGTTACCATTGTAGTGCATCCTAAAAAAGAATTCCTTGTACACGTAGATGGTTGGGAGTCAATTGGTCTCAACTTTCCCATATTAAACTGTGAAGATTCTTATACTGTTTGGTATGATACAGAAATATTGGATCAGCCCACACATGATAGAACAGGCGAAATAGAAGCCAGCACCAAAGTATGTGATCAATCAAATCTTGAACAAAAAGAAATTGGCAGGTTAGATGCTACTATACCAAGTTGGCTTAATGTAAACATACCGCATAGACCAGTGGTTTACCACAATAAACTAAGAGCGGCAATATCATTGAGATTTAATCCTGCACCAACCGTAAACGGTGAACTGTGGCCGCATTTAATAAAGTCTGCTGACAGCTTATAAATACTCGTATGCAAGTAAACATTTATATCCAAAATCAATTATATAAAACAGTGGACATCGACGGAGACTCTTACAACTTAGGTGAGATAATGAGTTTGGTTGAGGTTGACAAACAGCAGGGATTGTTGGCTCGATTCGATCAAACCAAAGGTCTTGCAATTAGAGTAGAACCAGTATACAATTAAGTCAACGCAGAAGCAAGTTGTGGCGTTATATATTGTAACAAGGAAATTACTATGAAGAAAATTCTATTTGTACTTTTATTAGCGTCTACATCAGCATTTGCTCAACATCACGATTACTATAGACATGAGCATCATGGTTATTGGCAACGTGGTGGTGATAATGGTTGGATGTGGGTAGCACCAACCATCATTGGTGGTGTTATTGGATACGAAATCGCTCGCAGTCAACAACCAGTTGTTGTTCAGCCATCAACAGTGTATGTATCACCTCCCCCACCCCAACCTGTGCAAGTGTGCAGTCCGTGGACAGAAATTCAAAATCCCGACGGCACTGTAACACGTACACGTACATGTAATCAATAAATAATAGTTATTGCTGTATGAAGCAAAGAGAA